ATCCGACATCATTCCCCTTGAAGATGCAGTAAGACGAGCTACAAAAAATGCCGAGGATATGGGAGATGTCGTTTTGATATGGGATGGTTTTTCTTTTGAGGTGGCAGAATGACTTTGTACTATAAACGACCAAAAGGAAAGAAGCTCAAGCCGCTTGAATGTGACTCCGTAGTAGAAGCTATTGCAGCTTTAAAAGTTCTCGGTGTCAAGACTGATGGTATTGAGTTCTTTACCGAGAAGCAAGCTAAGGAATATCAGGATGCTGCTAAAGAAACACCACCCGAAGAGTTGTTCAAAGCATTAGCACCGGCTGCAAAGAAGATCTGCCAAGCTCTAGGAATGAATCCCGAGAGTATCTCAAAGGAGTTTATAGGGCAATACGGTTTGAATGAAGACACAGACAAACCATACTACATTTATTGCTACTGGAACAGTGATGCAAATGGGAGTTTTACGGATGAAGATGGCATAAAAGGTACTGTTATCGAGAAGATTAACTCCTATTGTGATGAGTCTTTTGATTATACCATCTACAAACTTCCGGAGTGTGAGCAGGTAGATGTTGAGGTTGATGTAAAGATTAAGATTGATGATGGAGAGTGGATATGAACATAATTGGAATCTCCGGGCTAGCCGGTTCAGGTAAAGATACAGTAGCTGATTGGATACTGGAACAGGATGGTTTTATCAAGGTCTCTTTAGCTGATCCTATCAAGCGATTCGCTATGGATTTGTGGGACTTTAGCTATGAACAGCTCTGGGGTGAGTCCAAACATCGTAACGCCCCAGACTATAGGTATAGAGTTCGCTCTTCGGATTTAGAGGGAGCTGATGTAGATCCTGATGTGTTCCTTACCCCGCGTCATGTTCTTCAGCATATTGGTACCGAGGGGTGCCGGGTTCTTGATCATGATGTCTGGATTCGCTATGCAATTCGTATAGCCACGAAGTTGCTTGAGGCAAAACCTCGGGAGTATTGTTACTCCCAGTCGGGTGGGCTAGAACCTTACGTTTCTTGTTACCCGCAAGGTGAGTTTGAGACTCTAGAGGATTTTCCTGAGAAGGTCAAGGCCGTTATCATTCCTGATGTTCGATTCAAGAACGAAGTGGAACAGATTCAAGAAGCCGGTGGAAAGCTAGTGCGTGTTGTACGTCCAGGTGCTGGTCTTGAGGGCAACTTTGCTTTGCACCAGAGTGAAGCAGAGATGGCTAGCATTCCTGACAGAGATTTTGATGTAGTCATACGGAATACAGGAACGTTGGAAGACCTAAAGCGAGACGTTGAGGATTTCGTCGCGACTTTGAAATCATAGGCATTGGTGGGTATTCAATTGGAGAGTAAGCTTTCCAATTGATGCCCTATGAGAGTATCGACACGTATTCGAGACGAGTACGAAACGCTGCTCAAGGACGTTGGGGAAAGACGTTTTTATAGTCACGTCATTGGGACTGGCGTTTTAGCTCGCAGACATTTTGAGTATCCGGAGAATATGATACTTGATCAGTCGGAAGCTTTCTTCGCTCTGTTCAGGAGCACAGGCAACCGAAACTTCTTCAATATCGGCCGGATTCTTAGGAGAGCTGCGCATAAGCTCTATTGGCAAAGTCGAAAGACGAATCCCCACTATCCACTGAATGCTCGGTTCCTCCGCTTGGTAAGATGATGTTCTGGGTATAGTAAAGCATAGATCGTATGGTAACTATTACGATTTCTGAGTCTCCGCTACAATTAGTGGATGGAATTCCATCCTATGTAACGCTGACTGCAAGCATCCCTGCCACCATTTTCTATACCTTAGATGGGTCGGAACCCACAGTAGCATCCCTGGTTGCTGTTGGTCCTATTAGCATGCCAACAGATACAGCTCATGTTGTGCTCAGTGCATTTGCTACTGATGGTATTGAGACGAGTCCAATTGTCACGCAAGAGTATGCTACCAACGTGGTGTCCGCTCGCCATCCACATGATAAAGTTTCAGTAGATTGTGATACCTGCGATAAGGCCACGTATCCATTTGGAAGTCCCGCCGCAGCTTTCAATGTACCGCATCGTTTTGGTAACACTGGTGGCGTGATTTATGATGATGGCCAAGCTCCTCGTGTTGCTGGAGCATATGACGGTGCCGATGGCTATGCGGATTATTACACACCGCCAGCATCTCAGTATCAATTTGAATTCTCTGAAACGAATGCAATCGGCGAGCGAGGTCGCGGCATTGGCACCCTGCCCGCGCGTGTCCTTTCTGTTAAACCCAGAAACGATAACGAACAGGAACAGTCATCGAATGCAGCCGGACCGTTGTTCGATCCAAGAGCGCTGGTCATTTTTCAGGATTCGAGAGAAGAACAGTACGACCCTGATATTCCGAAAATCAATCGGGCGTATTTCGATTTGGAAGACCAGGCTAAGGCAAGGGATGGCAGGTTGCTAACTGTTACTGATGCAATCACGCCACAGGGTGGATTCCTTAAAGCTCATTACAATCCTACGGATAATTCTCTGACGTATTACTACTATGACAATCGTGTTGCTCGATGGATCATCTCCAAGGAACCGTACTACCCATCTCAGAATCCAACTATCAATCTAGCTGGCATGGTTACAAGGTCGAGCCGCGGACAAGGTGTGGGTATGATTTTCAAGTGGATACCGTTTAAGTACAGGCGGCTTGTCTAAGGATTAAAGAATGATAATTCAAGCAACACTCTTGCCTAAGAAGGACGAGAGTAATGTTGATATGACGCTTTCGGTCAGTCGAGCTAAGATGTTTGATGATTGTAAAGCGAAGTTTAAGTTTCGCTACATCGACAGACTCCCTCGTATCGATCGTGATTTTCTTATCTTTGGAAAGTATCTTCATCAAGTTTTGGAGAACTTCCATCGTGAATTGATTGAAAAACCTGAGAGAAAAAATGACTGGCATAATGTCTTGAAGGAATCTTTGAACGCTGCATATAATGAGTATAGTGGTAGTCTCACTGGTTTACAGTGTAAAGAAGCTCAAGACATAATTGATGAATATGCCGAACTCCTAGAAGAAGATGGTTTACCCGATGTGATTGGTGTCGAGAAACCTTTCTACATCAACTTGAACAATAAGGTATTGTTAAATGGATTTATCGATCGAGTCCAAATAGACTCTGATGGGATTCTTCATGTGGCAGATTACAAGACTACCAAGGATCCGAAGTATCTTCAGGATTTTTTTCAGTTAATGACATATTGTTATGCGCTGTGTCTTGAGGACGAGTCGCTCAAGCGGGTCAGAGCTTCTTTCATTTTGTTACGTCATAGTTTCGATAGTCTTACGCAAGAATTTACCAGACAGGAAGTTATCTCAGTGGCCGAGAAGTTCTTGCGGTATGCGTATAACATCGAAGAGGAAAAACTCTGGAGACCAAATCCTCAATTCCTTTGTAAGTACTGTGATTATGTCGAGTATTGCAGAGAGGGTAAGAACTTCTTGGTTAAGAAGGGTCACCTCAAAGATAAACCCAGAAAGCCATTTGTCGGAATAAGGAAGTGGTAATATGCAAACCGATAAGGTTCGTGGACAAACAGAACATGTAGCTTTCCTAGATGACGCTCAGGATATCGAGTATCCCATTGTCAAGGTGGAAGAGCCAGAATATTGTAAGCTCAAGGTTCATTATGAAGCAGATCCGGAAGTTGTAAAAGGCAAGATAGATGAAGCTGTCGCAACTTTGCGCAAAGCAAGAGTGCCCGGCTTTCGGCCGGGCAAAGCTCCTGATTATGCCATTAAGGCAAGGCTTCGTCCGCAGATCAACAATTACATTGCCCGAGAGATGGCTACTCACGCTATCGATGATATCGTGTTCGAAACAGATATGAAGCCGATAGGTTTACCCAGGTTCAGCAATATCTCTGTCAAGAACAACAAGTTCAAGTGTGATATCGAACTAAATAGAAAACCAGACTTAGAACTGGGTAATTTCAAATTCGAGATCCCGAAGCCGAGAATCGAAACCGATGCAGAGGCCCTGGCGGAAAAATCACTTTTCAATTTGCGTCTTCGTGTTGGTGAGAGCGAGCCCTATGAAGAAGATGATGTTGTTGAGTTAGGCGATCAAATTACATTTTCATTCTACGCTACAGTGGAGATGGATGGAAAGGATGAGCCTTTCGAAGGAAGTGTTGTAGAGGGCGAGCTATATAGTGTTGGTTCAAATCGTTGGGGAGGATTTGATGATAAGCTTCTTGGTATGAAAGCGGATGAGACAAGAGAATTCAAGTTGACATTTGAGACTGGGCCCCAAGAGCTTCTTGGTAAGACGGCCCACTTCACTGTGACAGTTCATATGGGTACGAAGCGAAAGCCACATCCCATCAATGAAGAGTTCTACAAGCTGGTGGGCGTGGAGAATATTGAAGAGTTGATGGGTAAATTACGCACCATTTCTAAAGCTTCAATAGATAGAAACGAGAAGGAAACGATTCGTTCCCAGGTGGCTATCAAGCTAGTCGAAAGTCACAAGTTTGATATTCCGCAATTCATGATTGAAGATGAGGCTAAATCTATTGCTGCAAAACATGGTGTTGATTATAATAGTCTCTTTTCCGAGGAAGAAAAGAAAACGTTCCTAGAGATGGGCGAAAAGAACGTTCGCTTAACTTTGATTCTGGATTCTATCCGAGATAGTGAGCCAGATTCTGTGTTAAATGATACTGAAGCTCAAAATCATTTAGCACAACATTTGGCAGCCCAAGGGCAGGATCCTAAAGCTTTGTTTGAGAACAAGGCTTTCCAACCACAGATGGTGGAATTGATAGCTAATATCAAGGAAGAATTCACTTTGCAATGGGTGGCCGATCAGGCAACACTCATAGAATAGAGGAAGATATGCCACGTAAGCAGAAGAAACAGAAATCATCAGCACCAGATGGTTTCCCAGAGAAATCCTGGGATAAGCTAGGTGATACCTGGAGAACAGCCGCAATGTCCAAGCAAACAGATGAGCTTGAACGGGATATTATCAAAGCGGTTCGTTGTATGTCAAACACGACATTTGAGATGAAAAAAGACCATATTCTCGAAGCTACTGCCAAGAAAGCTCGTGAGCTGAAGAAATACTATACGGATACTATCGCAGAGGAGAAAGCAAAGCTAGATTTCTGTGTGTATCTGATGAACACCCGTGGGGTTAAGGTGTCCACTGATGATTCAGATGACACTGATACTGACGAGGTGATGGATGAAGCGGCATCTGGTTAAAGGATGTGGTTGTAGTGGAAAGGGGTACGTCTTCGAATTGGACGGCCCCATTTCCAAACGTGCATTACCTGTATTTAAACAGGCTGGTTTCAAGACATCCGACATGTATACTAAGGTTGGTGTCTTCTTTGTAGAGAAGAATGGATTAACCGCTAGCGGGCCGTTTGGTGGCAGTAAAATGCAAGTGCGTTGTGGTGGGGCTGCGAATTGTCATCAATTGCTGGACCATCTTGAAAATACCTTCAAGATAGCAACGGCTTTACCGGCCCAGGAACCCGGCAAATGAAGATTAGTTTATATTTAGATGACCTTCTCGAAGACTTAGAGGAGTTTAGACCCGGAAGTCTTAGCGATATCTGTCGTTTTGTTAAAGGATATGAGCATTACAAACCGATCATTATGCTAGCTAGTAACTCGGATCGATCATCTTTGTATTTGTATGGTTTGGGTATTTGCTTGATACAGGGTGTATGTTCGAGATCTGACTGGGACATAGCAGATGTTCAGTTAGCGGCTGTGTTAGTTTTAATTGGCGAGACTTATGGTTCTCACCATGTCGATCGGTACGACAAGTTGTTGTCGAGCGCCTCGTTGGAGTCGGGTAGGTATCATTGGTCGCGAGCTATGGCGGCCAGCTATCTGCTTCACAGAGAGGTGACTAGTGAGAGATTATGTCAGTCTGCATAACCACACGATAGGTTCCATTGGCGATAGTATCATTTCGCCGAGAGAGATAATCCAAGCTACTAAGGAGGCGGGCCAGTCGGCTGTAGCTGTTACTGACCATGGTTCGTTTTCTAGGCTTTGGGAAACCTACAAAGTGGCAAAGAAAGCCGGCATCAAGTTAATTGCCGGTTGTGAATGCTATTTTGTTGATGATGCAGATGATGAGGATGACGTTGCCTTTCGACATTTGGTTCTGTTAGCGAAGAATCAAAAAGGATATCAAAATCTTCTAACTCTCAATAAGCGGGGATTTGACAAACAAGCTGTTGCTTTTAAGCGGGCAGTTCCACGCATCGATTGGAAGATGCTTGAAGAGTTCCATGAGGGTCTGATTTGTACATCAGCTTGTGGTAATGGGCTGGTTGCACAATATATAATGCGTGACCAGCTGGAGGAAGCGAAGGAAGCTGCGCTTCGTTTACAAGGAATCTTTGGTGACGATTTTTGTTTAGAGCTACAGCCGCATAATCTCCAGCGCCGTGCTTCTGGTTATTCTGGTCCAGTGAACCAGCAGAAGATCAATATGGCGCTGAAGAAGATTGGGCAGGAAACTAGTATTCGCTGTATCGTGGCGACGGATGCTCATTACGTCAAGAAAGAGCATCACAAGGGTCATGATGTCTATTTATGTATCGCTTCTAGCCAGCCTATCAATTCTGGCTCTCGTTTGCGGTACGACAAACATGAATTCTACGTCAAAAATGCAGATGAAGTGTATGGATATTTCACTCGTCATATGAAAATGTGGGGCGAAGAATTCATAGAATCGCTGTTTGAGAACGCTGTGTACTATGCCAATCAGTGTGAGATGGCTGATTGGATTAATCCAGAGGTAAGTACAGGCGAAAAATCCCAGCTCCCTGAGTTTCCGTACAAGGATGAGCCGGATTATGAGGAGTTTCAGTGGTGGCAGAGTAGTAAAAGTGAGTACGACATCAAAGAATTCAAGAAATCTGACATTCCAGAGGATGCTCAGTTCTATCGATACCGTACTGAGAGGGGTTTGGTCCAGAAGATTGACCAGAATAAAATACCGGTTGCCGATCTTAACGAGTGTATCCAGCAATCATTGGAGGAATTCGATGTTTTTGAGTATCGTGGGTTCTCATCCTATATGCTTATCACTGCTGACTTCCTCAATTGGTGCAGGAGAAACAGCATTGCGATTGGACCTGGCCGTGGATCTGTTGGTGGTAGCCTTACCGCGTATGCAAATGGTATCCATCAAGCCTATCCAAAGCGATATCAGTTGATTTTTGCTCGCTTCCTTAATAAATACAAAGAAGCTTATCCTGATATCGATAATGACATTGCACCTTCTGGCCGTAATAAGCTACATGACTACTTGCGCAGTAAGTATGGTGAGGAGAATGTGGCTCACGTTTCGAATATCAACACTATTACACCGAAGGTTTACGCTCGGGATATCGCACGTATATTCGAATTTGGGGAAAATGGCCGTAGCGCTGCCGCAGAAATCGGTAATAATATCGCTGATTCTATTCCAGATGATATAAAGACTGTTAAAAAAGCCCTATCTGATGCTCCTCTGTTCGCTGAATATGCCAAACAGTATCCAGAATTAGCGGAGTTTGCTGAATTGTTGTGTGGAAAGCCAAGAGCTTGGTCTACACATGCTGGTGGTATCGTTATTTCAAAGCGCCCGTTGGAGGGATTGGTTCCACTGCGCCGTGATACTTCTGGTGCTCTAGTGCTGGAGTACGATAAAGAGCTAGCAGAAGAAAATGGCCTGGTTAAAATCGATACATTAGGCTTGGAGACTTTGGATATCATCGGCGAAACATATAATCTCGTCAGAGAATCTGGCAAAGAAGTGCCACAAGAACCCTTTGATTATGAGATAACTGATGATAAATCATACCAACTCATTGGTGAAGGTGATACTTTTGGTGTTTTCCAGCTAGGATCTACTGCGGTTCCTGTTTGCAAGAAAGTCAAACCGAGGACCGTAGCGGATATTGCATTGGTTTCTGCTCTAGTGCGCCCCGCGGCAAAGGATACCATTCCCGATCTGCTCAAGGTTAGGAATGGTGAAGAAGAAATGACACTAATGCATCCCACTTTGCATCGCGCATTTGCGGGAACATATGGTTATGGTTTGTATGAAGAGAGTTTGATGTACCTTGCGCAGGACGTTGCTGGCTGGGATCTGCACGATGCAGACAAGTTGCGCAAGCTTACCAAGGAGAAAGGTAAGAATCCGGAGAAAGTGAAGCAGTGGAGAGGTGAGTTTATCGAGGGTGCGGTCAAGAACAAGTCCCTTTCCGAAGAGACAGCAACGAAAATCTGGGATGAGACAATAGCACAGTTCGGCGGTTACGGGTTTAACAGGAGTTTGTACTTTTCTGAATCGGTTGATATATTCACTTCAGAAGGAGAGTTCATAGCCTCAAAGCCAATCCAAGATGTTCAGCCTGGAGAATTCGTTCGGTCAAGAGATGAAGATACGGGCGAGGATATTTACATCGAGGTGATTGGCAAACACGATCATGGAGAGTTGGAGGTGGTTGAGGTAGAGCTTGAAACTGGAGAAAAGGTACGATGCACAATGAATCACAAATTCAGGACAGTAGAAACAGGAGAGATGTTACCATTACATCAGATTCTCAAGGACGGACTGTCTATTGTTGTAAGCGATGTCACAAAAACTTCTGGGATCTGAGCAAGGCCGAAACTCATATAATTGAGTGTAAAGCTAAGTTCGATCAGTTACCAGAAGGTATTGATTTTGTGGTTTGTAAGATATGTGGGTGGCACGCTAAGAGACTGTCTGGTCATCTACATAAAGAGCATGGGATTGATTCGTCTGAATATAATAATCCGGTCCTTTGTGAGACTTCAAAGAAGAAGTACGAGGCAGTTGCTCAAGATAATGGTAATTGGATTGAGAAGGCCAAGGCTCGCGGAGAGGATCTTGCAGAGTACAGAAAGAAAATGGGTAAGGCTCTTAGTGAGTCAATTATATCCAATCCAGAAGATCGAAAGCGTCGAGCGAAGGTGATGGCTGGCGTGAACAAATCGGAAGTTATGCGCAAGAAAGCCTCCGAAACAGCTAAGAAAACATCAGCGCGAGAAGATGTACAGGAGAAACGGGCGGCGCAGTTAAAACGGTGGAGAGACGAAAATCCAGATAAGTTTTTCAATCAATGTACAAGCAGGATGCTCAGGCCACACTGGCATAGCAAACCAGAGTCTTTGTTGTATGATGTTGTTAGTGATAGAGATAACTACAAATTCAAACAAAATCAGGTGGTAAAGTCGAACACGTTTATTTCTAAATCGAAACGAAAACAGGTAGACATCGGAGATAAATCAAGGCGTGTGTATATTGAATATGATGGCAAACTACATTTTATTCAAACCCGATTAAACCAACTACAGAAAGTTCAGGAAAAGGATCGTCTGTTAGATGAACATATCAAGAAACATAGTTGGGTTTTGATTAGGGTGGGATATGATCAATTTTCGTATCGTAAATCGGATTATGGTTTTAAGAAAAAATGTCTTGATAGAGTATTTGGTATTCTCGACAACCCAACACCAGGGGTTCATTATATAGGAGAGGTTTATGTTTCAAGAGATAGGTGAATTACAAGGAGGTTTAGTTCCTGATCCTGATAAAGAGATTAGTATAGATTCGTTTGTTGAACAATATAAAGAGCGTGCAAAGGAAGCATGTCAAGAGAAAGGATGGTCAGAAGATGTCTGGAGGACATTAGCTGAGATTTGGGCACAGACTGATATGGATATTTTTCGTGATGTAGCTTATAGTATCAACGGATCGGTGAGGGATGCTATCATTAAACTGGCAAAAAAATCCAATATCAAAACGGTGCGTCCAGTTGAAAAAGCACAGACATATGATCTTGAGGTGGCCCACCCAGATCATCAGTATTATCTGTCTAATGGGATGTTAACCAGTAATAGTCACGCCACCTTGTATAGCATGATTTCATTCCATACGGCGTACCTCAAAGCGAATTACCCCATTGAATTCCTGGTAGCGAACCTGATGTCCGAGGTTCGGTCCAATGCTAAGGCTGCTAGGGACAACATAACCAAGATTAAGAACGAGATTAGAGCCAGACGTGTGAAGATTGTGCCCCCAGATGTCAATAAATCAGGGCTTTCATGGAAGATTGTGGACGATAGAACGCTCATGACTGGCCTAGATTCCCTGAAATTCATGGGTAAGGATGCTATTCCTGAGCTAATTGAGAAGCGTCCATTCAGTGATTATCAAGATCTAATCTATAGAACCCATTCTCAGAAAGTTCGGTCCCCTAGTATTCAGGCAATGGCTGCATCTGGCAGTCTAGATTCGTTTGGAATGGACCGGAAGATCATGTATCACTACGCATCTGACTATCGCGCAAAGCTGCGTAGTCATATGGCCCGCTTGGACAGGGCTTGGGCTAAGAAATGGGCTGAAGAAAACGATTATGTCAAGGATTCTGATGAGCTTGGTGACTTCTGGAGAGACAAATTCGGCACTCGTTACGAGCCGCCTCCCCCTCCAGATGATCGGAAGACTGCCCATTTAGCTGAGTTTCACTATCCTTTCCCGGATGAGACACCGTGGACGGTACAAGAACGATTCGCTCTAGAGGAATATTACATGGGCGAAGGTATCTCGGGGGATACTTTTGAGCGATACCCAGACTTCTTTGATAGGAAGAAGTCTGTTCCATTCGCTGCACTACCAGAAGCATTCCCTTGGAGCCTTCAACATGAGGATGAGCGCACCAATCGCAAAGCAAATACACATTACCTTGCTAATCATAAGATGAGACCAATGGAGGCTGTCATCGTTGGTATGTTTGTCTTCGTGGTAAAAAACGAGGAGTCGCCTATTTTCGGAAAAGAGATGGCCAGATTTACCATTCAAGATCCTTGGGGTGATGAATCTACATTGCTCGCTTTCCCAGAGGGCTGGGAGGAGATGAAGAATCGAATTGGGAAAGAGTTATCGAATGGTCAGAAGATTGAGCCGGGACTAGCAATCAGATTTATTGGGCAGTTTCAATGGGAAACCGAGCACACAACATCTTTTGTGCTGGGTGATATATTGGATTTTAAAGCGCCTCCGAGTCTTCCCGAGGACTATCGATGTTCTAAGATGGTAAAGATGCCGAGAACTAAGAAAGTTAAAGCAGAAGAGATAAGTTCATCTACAATGAGCGATGTCTTGGAACAATTAGAAGATGAAATGCTGGATAACGGGTTATCTTCTGTAGATGATGAAGATGATGAGGTTGATAGTTACGATTTTAGTTGAGGATTTTTATGAGATGCATGTCTTGTGGTGCAGACATCCCGCCTGAGTGGGTGAATGCCATACAGCGCAACGAATGTCCCGGATGTGGTGGCGAAATCATGTCTGGTCCGACTCAAGAGCTATTGAAAGATCTTACTGAAGCTTTGGAGAGAATGCCCAATGATCCGCAGGGTGTGGCTGGTTGGCTTCTATCTAATTATCGGTTTCAAAAAATGGGTTCTGGAGAACCTGTTGAGAAATTCCATCGCAAGGGTGGTAATTCTCCACGAGATGTTGATGGAAACAATCTCAAAGTTGATCCTACGTATAATGAATTTATCAGACGGAATGAAGCTAGTGGATTGGTTGCCCGTGGAGAGGAGCTAGCCAAACTAAAGCATTCTCAGGACGGAAAGCTGGCAGAGTTTGCTTCTATGATTCAGAGCGTGGGCGATCCGTATGGTGATGATACTGTTTCTAATCAATCTCAAGAAGAAGAAAATGCCAACGCAGATGATCAGAAAGCGTATTTGGAATTGCAGGCGGCGGGATATGATCCATTTGCCCAAAATAAGACTGGAGGAATTGTTGATTTGTCACAAGCTATCAATCCCCAGGATGTGGTCAATCTCATGACAAAAGGGCAGGAAGCTCCCTTAAAAGAAGAAGTGATGTTGGCTCAGACTCAAGAAGGTCGCAATTATCTACAGAGAGATCGTTTCAAGAGAATGAAGGCACAGGATGCAATCTCTGGAGGTGGTGGAGGAGCATTTAGGAGATAATATGGTTGTGACAAGATTTAGTCATAGAGGTGAGGACCAAGAGACTCTTGAATGGTTGGAGAAACTTGCCAATCAGAATAACGTAACAGATGCAGATGTCGAAGAAGCTCTTGCCGAATATGACAAGCAAGAAGAAGAGAAACGCTCTCTTAATGATTCATACGAGATGAGGCGCGAGCGATACAAGCGTGAGAAAGCCAAGGAAGGTCTTGAGTCCGGCACTGGTGGATTCAGGAGGGCCAAATGAATCAGGAAGAACTACAAGAGAGGGTTAACAATGCGGCTGATGCAATTATCGAAGCATTAACTGATGTTGGTATTCCGCAAGTAAAAGCTAGGAAGTTTGCCGAGAAGTTTACTTTACACTTCATCGAGAAAGCTGCTTGGACCATACCGAGCATGAAAGAGCTTAGGGATCTAGAGAAAGAGTACATCGGCACAGGAATGGATATCTGGAGTGTGGTTGCTAACGTCTGCAAACCTTTATGTCTTAGTTATGCAGAACGAGTTCGTTATTTTCTCAATGAATTTCCAGATAATTTATCAGAAGACGATGCTGCTAAGTTCAAGGAAGATCTCGAAGCTTTGGAAGAGTTTGAGACGATGTGCAGTGATGGATGTCCAGTTACTGATGAGCATCGTGAGTTGTTGAATGTATTAGCTCAGGGTATTGAGCCCCCTGCTTTTCCTGGAGTGCGTGGAGTTACACCAGAGGAAGTTGAGCAGTTCAAGGTTCTAGGTAAGAAGTTTGGTCTCTCGGATGAAGAAATTAAACTTCGCATTCAGGTTACTGATTATTCTACATATAAGTCTAGGATTGATAGAATACTAGAGGTACAGAAGATTGTCGATGCTCGTAAAGAGAAGAATCTCAAAGCGCTTGATCGTAAGCAGCATCATGGGATGAACATGAACCGATTCTACAGGGAGTAAGATGGCCAGAGGAAAGCCCATACCTAATATCCGTATCATTGATAACAAGAAAGTCTGGGTAACTCCAGATGAGTTTCGATACTACGAAGAGATTTGTAAGGGATATGACCGTCCAAACTTCAATGGAAAGGATTTGTTTCAGGATCATTTTGAGGTGAATGACGACGGGGTTATCATCTTTGTCAAGCCGCCGCATAAGAAGTATTCATCTATGGAGGTTTACACTTTCCTGATAAGCCTACAGGTGAACCAGATACTACGTATAATTCAAGAAGAGATAGCCTCCTTGATAAGGGAAGCTGAGGAAAAGTTCAAGGAGAAGGCTGCTGAGATGAATACCGCAATGGAACGAATGAATTCATTGATAGAAGAAGTCGAGCGTCTGAAGGAGAATGGGTTTAAAACCAACTCCAACAAGGGACGTAAGACCGATGACGGAAGAGTTAACGCAGGAACAGAAGGATCAAGTAGCTGACCTTCTGGGTAATTACGAGCAGAAATATCATAAGATACTTCTAGAGTTAGATTCATTGTCTCAGGGCACATTCGATGAGGATGAGTCTTCGAGCCGAGCGGCTATGTGCTTGATAACACAGTCAGCTTTATTATCTGATTTGGCCGCTGCTGATTTACGATCAAGGTCGTTAAAGCGTGATATAGATTTCGCAAAGGCGAAAGCCTACGCAGAACTTAAGAATAATCCTCCCGATGGGAAGAAGATTACCGAGAGTGCGTTGGCCCAGCTCATAGTCACAGATGATGAAGTACAGCGCGTATCCAAAGAGCAAATTGAAGCTGAAAGAGATTACAAATATCTAGCTAACATTCATGCTCTTCTTAAAGAAGCGCATCTTACTTTTAGGTCTGTTAAAAAAGGAGTATAATGGCTGCTAAGAAAACACAACAGAAGATCAATGTTGCAGAATTAGTAGAGAAAGCTCGTGGCCGATTCGAAAAGAAGAAGTCTATTATCGGCGCGAGAATGAGGACAGGAAATCAAATCATCCTGTCACAAGATCCAGACGACTACATACATTCCGATCAGATTAATAAGTGGTGGACGCCTCTCACGGGCATCATGGGCTATGCCTTTGGTCGTATCTTCCAGATTGCTGGTAAGCCGGATAGTGGCAAGAGCACTGCGGCTATGGAAGCAATGAAGGCTGCACAAGATCAGGGTGTACTTGTCGTTTTATGGGATGCCGAAGGTAAGTTTGATTCGGTTCGTTTCCGAGATAAGATAGGCGGGGATCCTTCACAGATTCCCGTAGCTCCTAGTCGTAACATTCTAGAGGGTGTACAGCAAAGCGTGGCTTACATCAAAGCGGCCAAGGAGATAAATCCCGAACAGAAGATATTCTTGGTTTGGGATTCTGTTGGCGCATCACTTAACTCAGCTGAAGATGAAGAGAACGATGATTATAGCAAGCAACCCGGCGTTACAGCCAAGGAAGTAAGCTGGGCTATTCGACGTTTCAATCAGCTGATGGAGAAATACCGAGATAAGAATGGTAACTATTCCATCGCAATTCTCTGTATTAATCAGGTGTATGCCAACATCGGTTCGGTGGGATACAAGCAGAAGGGAGGTGCGGAACTCGAATACCTCAGCTCCCTTATTCTAGAAATGTCGAGGAAGGCGACGCTGACCCGTACAAGGAATAAGCAGAAAGTCAAGTACGGAATTCAGACCATAGCAAGGGTCAAGAAGAACCACCTCTTCGGAGGCGAGGATTGTGTCGCTGAATTAGAGCTTGTTGTATCCGCATCGGGTATCGAACTTGCCAATGAAATCAAGAAAAAGTCCCCAGATATCGAGGGGTTAGATGAGGATGACGAATAATGTCAGGGATACCCAGAGTAGTAGATAGATCAACCACTAAACCGATATATCTTGTAGTGGTGGAAGATCCCACTGAGAAGGACGGCATAGCCTTCTACAAGTCTCAAGATTTGGATGAAGGAAGTGTAACATCTCTCGAATTAAGGGGTTTCCAACTCAATAGAACACAAGCGGGTCAATTAGTAAAAGATCCACGTGCTTCAACAACAAGTGCTAAGACGGAAACCAAAGCGGTAAACCGTAAAATTCCGTGGCACAGAATAATTCGCATAGAAAACACAACCTACAAAAAACCGCAAGGAGAAAATCATGAGTAACGAAACTAAACCATCCGTTGGTATTAGACCATGGGGAACCACCCCTAAGAAGACACGCCAGTTTGATGATGACCTTCCTCGGCTTAATTACATGAAGCTCCAGCCAGGTATCAACAATGTGCGTATCGTGACAGGAATCGGAACTTACTATCAGGTTCGATGGAAGGGTCCGAAAAGCAAGCGGCCTTATGGGGATCGCATCCGCACCTCATGGCCGACATATGAGGATTGCCCAGTCAAGAAGTATCTTGGTCTAGAAGGTAAGGAACGCTACATGGTCGTCTGCATCGACCGTGCAGATAAGAAAGACCCCCTGAAGCTTTTGGATGTGAGTCCGCTCACAGCTGAGCAGATCGAGACCAACCTTGAGGTCAAGAACTCGATGCGTCCCGAAGGACAGAAGGTCACTCCTCGTGACTTCGATATCAGCATCAAGTTCGATCCGAAGGCAAAGAAGGCCACTGGCTTCTATAGCGTTGTCGCTCATGACACCATGCCTATGAGCGAAGAGGATCTAGCTCTCGTCGAAGATATCGGTGGAGAGGAAGTGCTAGATAAGATCCTTCACAGGCAGTTGCTCTGCCCGAAGCCAGAAACCGTTATCAAGCGCCTCAAGGAGGACTTGGGCTGGGATGGCAAATCAATTGTCAAAACGGAAGAGAAAGGTGAGGCCGAATTGGAGGAGCCTGATGAGGATGATTACGCTTTCAAGGCTCCGGCAGATTCTGAGGATAGCTCGGAAGAAGCCGCAGCTAACGGCTAATCATCACGCTGAAGAACTTCACTTAGACGTTCTTAGCTTTGAAGAGGACAGCTTCCATTAAGGAGCTGTCCTTTTCTTTTTGTTATAGTACCATGCATGGTACTTAAGCAATTGAAATATAAAGACTTGCCGGCACTCAAAAAACAATGGCATGAAGATCAAAATTATGAATGTCCACTCTTTGGTAAGAAGTATTCATTAGAAGATGTCGTGGTAGATCATAGACACAAGCTGAAGTCTGAGCTTCCCGATGAGTCAGGTAAAGGTATATGTCGCGGCGTTATTCATTTTCAAGGAAATGCGATTGAAGGAAAGATCACTAATGCTTTTAAAAGATATGGTGGTGATAAGCACATTACTCTTATTGATTTTCTCAGGAACTTGGCAGATTATCTAGAGAAGAATAGAAGTGATGATGAGGTGAAATATATACATCCATCGGAGGAACCAAAACAACCCAAGTTGATGAAATCATCATATAACAAGTTGGTGAGAGCTGTGGCGGGCAAGCAGAAAGTTCCCAGGTACACTGGGAAGTACACCAAACCGCTTCGGAAATTGTACGAGAAGTATGGCATCGAGCCGGTTTTTCAGTCGAGAGTCTCAGGTGAGAGTCATTCTAGGAAGAGATGAATACTCAGCAAGCATGTGATCTACTTGGTATCTCCGTTGGTACCCCAATGGATGAAGTCAAGAAAGCTTTCAAAAAGAAAGCTGCACAATATCATCCTGATAGAAACCAGGATGAGGGCGCTGAGGATAAATTCAAAGCGGTTAACGAAGCGTATCAATTGCTGGAGAAGCATGGCACGACTCCAGCTGCCGCGAACGACGTATCATCTCAGTTTTACAATCACAGCGATGATTTATTTGAAGAGCTGCGCCGACGTATGGATGAAACATTCAATCCGTTCGGAATACCTACACACATACGGGGAGAGCCAATCATCGTCAGTGTCGAGATACCTTTTGAAATAGCAGTAACCGGTGGTAGGAAAGAAGTCACTTACGAACGTAGTGTGAAGTGTACATGTGATAGTGGTAATATTCCTATCAGTGAAAGTAAACAGATGTGTCCAAAGTGTGGGGGACACGGTTATCGCAAGTACGGAAACGGTGAGAAGAATCTTCCATGTAATATTTGTAAGGGTACTGGATATTTGTCATCTAAAACTAAATGTTCCAAGTGTGGTGGCTCTGGTATTACCCAGAGTGTTGACACTATGAAAGTAGCTATTCCTCCGGGAGCAGAGAGTGGTACGCGGTTAATTTTGAAGGAAAAGGGTAATTATCGGAAGAATGCTTATGATAATGTTATCGTTGTAGTACGTGTGTTACCCGATCATGACATGCAGCTCAGTGGTAAGGATGTTATATCCGTAGTTGAGCTTAGTTTGCTAGAGGCTCTGACGGGGACGAAAAAAAAACTTCGTACCGTTAAGGGAGAAAAAACGTTAGCATTCAAACCAAAAACACGACACAGAGATACAATTAAGGTTTCAGGTTATGGTGTTCCACCCAACGGATCACATACATTTATAGTCAACGTCTCTTATCCTGAGGATGTAACTAGGATAATTGAGGTGTTAGAGAATCAAGATGAACCTGAACCAGAGGAAATTTCTGGAATACAGAGTTAGGAGAGAAAGTGGATTTTAGATCATTTTGTGATAACAAGGGTTGCAATAAAGAGATGCGACCTGTTGTCGATAAGGATAGTTTAGTTGCTTATTGCACCGAGTGTGGGAAACCTGTTAACAACATATCTATCTTCATGCGGAGACAGATGGTTTCCCATGGTCAGGTTCGTCGAAATGAAAAGAAGAAGTTGGCATGGTCTGTTCGCTGCCAACATTGTGATAAGGAGGGTCCACCTGAGCTAGACAAAAAAGGCGAGAAGCTCGTCTGCTCGTTCTGTGGTAAAGAGTTGGATCATCTTACCAAACCTTTTGCTCAGATGATCAAAGTGAACTTGCAAGCTCAGAGGAGAGCAAATGGAGAATGAAGGCTCTAACAGAACATAAACAGAAGCAAAAATCTTTGCGGAACGTGGTCCGGGCTTGTCAGCACTTGCTACTCACTTCTGAACAAGCCCGTCCAGCCCGGCGTTATTTGGATTCCCGCCTGGCAAAAACTGACCAGATTAGTTGGAAGTTTGGGTTTTTTCCTACTGATGACCACCTCTTGGAACTCACTAATCTGGTGAGTAAAGCTGACTTGAAGGCTTTGAATTTGCACTATCTCAAGTATTTGGGCGGTGGAATGGTACCTCATGGTCACTTTTCAGAACACAATCTGCTTTTGCCATTCCATAATGTATATGGGGATATTGTGGCCCTATTAGGTAGGTGTCTGCTTACTGAGAAGAAGCGGGAAGACGCTTCACTGCAAAAATATAAGTACAGTAAGGGTTGTCAAAAAGATCTGTTTGTCTATGGCTTGGACAAAGCCCGGGAGGCTATTATAGCTAGGAATTGCGTCATTGGTGTAGAGGGACAGTTTGATTGTATTGCCTTACACGCCAAAGGAATCAAAAACGCTGTAGCTTTTGGTAGTGCCAATTTATCCAAGTACCAAATGTTCCAGATTCATAGATACACCAATAACATCATTCTGATGTTCGATAGTGATGATGCGGGGCAGAAAGCCAAGAAAAGAATCAAAGACCGCTATAAGGGTGTGGCCAATATCAAGACAATGGGTATTCCTGAAGGTTTTAAGGACATAGACGAATTTTTCCGAGGCTCCAAAGACACCGACTACATTCAGTATGTTATAGATACTATAAAAGGTTTTGGAGAATGAATGGGAAAAAAGGCTAATCGATCAAACGGATACCAACACTTATTTACAGAACAACCATACTCAAATGAGATGATGGCGGAGTTCTCGGAGGCACAGGGCTTGGTAGAGAATTACAAACCAGAGGATAGGGAAAGTTTATTAGATCTAAGAATTGATCTCAGGAAGGAGTTCTGGAGGTTAGCTAGGGAGAATCTAACCGCGCGCCAGTTTCAGGTCATTGAGCTGATGGCAATGGGGTACACTCAGATCGAAATTGCAAAGCAGCTAAATGTCAACCAGAGTTCCATTACGAAGTCGCTGAATGGCAATTGCGATTATCGGAATGGAAAAAAGATATACGGGGGTGCAAAAAAGAAACTAAAGAGGCTTGCGGACAAGGATCCCAGGATTCAATCAATAATCGGGCAGATAGCTGAGATACATTCTCAATACGAGTGAAACTCGGCATCTGCGAGGACCGAGCAGGAGCCCACGCTTTGCCGTGGGCTTTTGTGTTTTTGCTTCTATCACTACTTTAGCATGGTTTTAGCGTAGTTACAAGCTTGCCATCTAATATGGGAGAACCAATGAATGATAAGTTCACAGTTGACTTTGATCGCTTGGCTCAGACGGTACTTCCCAAGCGTACCCACCGCCTTGCTGATGTTGAACATCGCCTCGAAAGAGTAGCTTATGATCTAGTCCGATTTCGGGACGACCAAGATATTGACCAGCTCTGGAAGATTCACGACACCCCAGAGGGTCCTGTAATCGTGGCCTTGTATGATGAAGATGGCAACCCCGTCCGGGAAAAGAAATCGGATTGGGAAGTTATTCCGGACAAGAAGGCGATGCACATCTACTACAAAGGCGAGCCGCTAGTCTCTCTTTCTTCAGAACAACTTGGAATTCCAGAGAGTGAATTCAATATCGCACGCCGCTGGTTGCCCAGGAAGTTGGCAAGTGATGAAAATTTGCAGAGATTATTGCTAGAGAAGGTAGCTTCAACTAACCGCAAGCTTATTGCTCAGCGCTTTCCAGAACTCACCAAGGTAGCGGATGTTGGTATTGACGAGGATTGGGAAGACGAGTCGGATGAAACCGAAACTGAACGCGCCCAGGAATATCTGGATATCGGTGCAGAACTACCACCTGATATACTTGAGATGATTGAAGGATAAGAGGGAACACATGGACCTAAACGAAATCACTTCTTTGATAACACAAACCGCCAAGGCAATTAATGCTAATGAGAAGGTTGCACTTCCCATTATAGCAGCTAAAGCACGTCGGGAAGCTCAGGCCCATCCCACCGACATCCCTTTGGTTAATGCCTCTCATGTTCTTACCAAAATGGCGTCGGACAAAACTTTCATTAGCAAGGATGAGCTGCGCGGAATCATTGAGAGATTTAGCGCTAGCCATTCCAAACTTTCCCAGGTTTTTTCCGAGGAATTAGATAAGCAACCAGAGCGTAAGCCCCAGACCTTCGTTAGGGACTCGAACGAGGGCGCAAGCGTCGATAGAGATTATGCAAGATTCGCAGATCCTTTACTGTCGAATGCTTTGGCTGGGGCCTTTGCTCCCGAGCCAACTGAGAAATTGTATTCTCAGCAAGACGCTCAGCGGGCCAAGCGCGCCGCCCACGCACAACTGGTGGGCATCGGCGTGCAGCCTAAGGACATCAAAACATTTGCCGGTCGCAAAGATATCATCATCTGTCAGGCCGTCCATGAAACTCCATTAGGACAAGCCAATATTCTCATCCCAGTTGAGCTGAAAGAAGGCAAAGCTGTTCTCCCAACAATGTTTTTCAGCACTGCGGGATTCGAGGACCTGAAGAAGGGACCATACGTAGCTCAGATGAAAATAGTGGCCGGCAAAGCTTTCCGCGTTGATGGTACTAAATTGCTCGATGTCCTCGAACAGGTCAAGAAGGGTAGCGATACTATCGCTAGTGAAGTCGAAATGGCCGCCATCAAGGTTGCTTCCGAAGAAGGTACACCAGCTATACACTCTGATAGTATCCTGTATGCTGAACTGGAAAATCCAAAGAAAGACGTTGAGATGCTCCAGATTGAGGCTACAGAAGAGAGTAAGTTTGCTGAAACTCTGGGTAAGCCAGATGGCGTAGCTCGTTTCGTACATGGCGATCGTATGGTGGAAGCTGGACGCTCTATGCTGGTTCGTAAGTTTGCCGACATGGGATATAAAAATGTTCAGGTGAGGGTTGGTGATGTAGAAGAAGATAAGATTTTCTATTCTGTTGCTATTGGAACAGGCACTGGCCTAAGCATCCCGGTTGAGGTCGTTGGTAAGATGGTTGCTCCTCCAAAGGTTGTGTTCGCCGAGGGTATGGTTACAGCATTCAGTAAAGAGGCCATTTCTGAGGTTGTCAAGGCGGGAAGTGGCGGCAATAAGCGTGCATTAGCCACTGCTTCTCCATGCTATGACATGAAGCCAACTGAGCTTTTGGATGTGGTAAAGGAGTCAATCGCTGAGGGTAATTACACCCGGGCTGAAGACGCTATCAACGTTCTTGGTGAGGTAGATCCTCACGCGCAGCGTGTTGCGATTGCGCACATGATGATGAATATCTATGAGCCTGGCGCGGAGCCGAAGAAGGAAATTGCTGAGATGCAGCGTGTTGCAAACCAGCCAGTAACTGATACTCCACAGTTCATGACTCATAAGATATTCTTCCCTGAAGGAGCATAATGGCAATTTCAACGGAACTTAGGGTTCTAGCTCGTAAGCTAGAGAAAAATAGTGACGACCTATTGATTAACGCTTCACATAAGGGCCCGGAGACTTTCGAAAAAGTGGCGACCGCTGTAGCTGCTGCATCTACTCTTCTTGAGAGTGTTGCTGATGATATGGAAGCTAAAGCTGAATTTAGAATGACCGAACAGCAATTCGATGAGATGGTCGAAACTATCAAAGCTTTCAATGAGAGCGGCGATGATCTTCTCAAGAAGCAAGCCTCGGTTATGGAAGAGCTACTCCTTTCCATTGCAGCGCCAAAGAACGCAGCACAACAGGTTCGCAAGGTCACCGAGGATGAAGTCAATCGACTACGCGAAGAGCGTAGGCGTGCTCGTGGCGAAGAAGCCTACATCAAACCCAGACAGGAACATCACGACATGTGGAACTCTGCTGCCCAGGCTAAGGCCGTAGAGCAACAGGTGAAGCGTTATGTTCCGCTGGAAGCACCACTTCAGACACGGTATCCACCAGACCGTCCCGGTGGACAGATGACTCGTATCACTGATCATGTGTACCAGGATATCGTTACCGGCATTATCTATGATTACAAAGCTGGCTATACCACTCAGAAAGGAAACAAGATTCCTGGAGGATCTGTAGAAAACCAGACACGTCAGCTTGGTGATTATAGGCATCAGAGTAGCGCATTGTTTGAGACTCGTGATTCTCTCATGGGCCGCTATGCTGCTGACGGAGATCTTCGTCACTTGAAGAAGTACGCTCTGAATAGCGAGATTGCAGAAGCAATTCGGGCGGTGCGCGATGAGGCACCGGAACTGGTGAATGATGCTATCGATCACGCTTTTGATGATGGCCTCTCTACAAGCGAAGTAGCCAATATCCTGAGCGATGAGATTAAGGCTACCGGCAGTCTGAAAGATTGCCTTGCCGCAGCCGGCTGGGACGACATCTCCCCAAAAGTACCAACCGATCCTAAGACTAACCGTGAGAGTCTAGTTGCATTGGCTCTGAATGCCATCCAGGAACTAGCTCCCCATCTGCTAACAGCTGCTGTTGATAAAGCTCAAAAAGAACTGACTGACCAGCAAATTAAGTCAATTCTAGCTAATGGGTTCAGTGGTAAGTTTGAAGTCTCTTCGTTCAGTGAGGAGAATGAAATCAAAGTAGCAGAATCATTGCTGCCACATCTGAGAGATCTGGGCTGGAATGATCTAGCAGATCATCACCTACAAGTGATGGCCAAACTTGGGATCGGAATAGATAAAATACAGAAATTCTCTGGTAAAAAAAAGTCCTCTCATCTACATAAGTTGAGTAGATTACTCAGAGATGCAGCTCCAGCACGTGCGGTGGAAGTCCCTTTATATGAGACTGAGGAAGAACCGCCTCCTTCGATTTTTTTTCAGGGACAGCCTGCTGAAATTGAGGAAGCTCCTCCAACTATACGCCAGGTCCCGCAAGGAATGATAGAGGAGCCTGCTCCGGGTTTGTTCTCTGAGTTATTTGGAGAACCACCAGTACAAGGCCCCGTTACTCCAATGGATGATCTTGCTGAATGGAATAAGGTCTACGAAGGAGCGAAGCAGGTTGTCTCACAAAATGCTGGCGTTAAAGAGCAGATGATTGCACTGATTCAGTCTGGCCAAAGAGATGAGGCCGAGAATCAACTTAAACGGCTTATCAACGAAGAGATGAATAGACATGGCTTCGTTGGCGCTTATGAGACAGATGAAAGCGGAAAAGAATACCTCCTTGTAGCGCGGGATTTAGGTGCTCGACCAACGGCTCCGGAGATGCCCGAGGAAAAAGTCACACCTGGCGCAGCCACAAACCAAGGTAAGGAACTTGGTTGGGAAGAATACCAAGCCAAGAATAAAGTAGTGGTTAGTGATGAGAAAGCCTCCGATATGGAGAAGAGAATATTCCAGCTTCACAATTCAGTAAAGGGAGGGTTCGATAAGATTTATGTTCAGTATACCTTCCCAGGCTCTGATATCCCTCTATCTATCGAAAGACTACCCGCGTCCATTAAAAGTAAACTGACACCTATGTACATGCGGGGAGAAACCACTACGGCTATGCTTGATTCAATGAAAGATTGGCTATCAGAGTATGTGGAGCCTAAGGCTGATGCACTAACAGATGATAAAATAGTTGAACTTCGTCGCAAATCCGAAGAATTGATGGAGGAAGCTGCTGCTCTTGAGACAAAAGGGGAAGCAGAAAAAGCCGCCAAGAAGATGGACCAAGCTGCAAGAGAAGAAGCTAAATCTAACAATAGAGAGGTTGTCAGAGATGAAGTAATTTTAGAGCAAATAGAAAAGCTCATGCCTTCTATTGATGATTTGACAAAGGCTAGAAAGTCTTTGCGTGGTGCTGAGAATAAAGATCAGGCGAAGAGACTGAGGCTAAAGGCTATTTCTAATGCACTCCAGGCTGCCGCTAATATGGTCCTAGATAGCGAAGGACTTCCACCAATGTTCCCGGGCGGTGAGATTTTAACCAAGCAAGATTTTACCAAACAGATGGAAGAACTTGGCAAATCTGAAGGAGCTATTGCTCGTAGCAAGGAAGAGAAACGACAAATGGCCAGAACCAAACGAAAGAGTATTTTGGTTCATCCAATTCCCGAAAATGCTGAGGGCCAAAGACTTTCTACTATTTGGGAGGAACCCGAAAGGTATATTGAGGGTCTTCGTCAGGCGAAGGCTAAGTTCCCAATGAAAGGACGGTACATTTCTAGAGAAGAAGATACAAAGAAAAAGTGGGATAAATTCATGGAAGAGCAAGGGTTAGTCCCACCTAGTTACAAGCTGTTTGGTTCGACGGGTAGTACATTAGCTATGCTCAGGGGTTTTATCAATGATTTGGATAAAGTTGCATTCCCAGATTTTGGTGGCCTCAAGAATCTGTTTGATAGTCCTGATGAATATGCACAGCATTATCAGGAAGGCCAAGAGAAGTTTGGAAAAGAATATAATCGAGAAAAACCACCCTTGGAATTCTATAAAATCCATGGAGGCGCACCAAATCTGAGCGGTATTCCGATGACAGTCCAGAAATATGTTAAGGTATTATACGAGAAGAAGACGAAGCTCGAAGATGCTGTGGAAGAGATGCAACAGCATGGTGTTCCGCCGGTTATGGTCAAGAAAGTTTGGGAGAGTTTACAAGAGAGTGGTCAGAAAGTAAGAGGAATGATTCTAGCTAGATTGGCTAGAGGTGATGATCCTCGCATAGTCATGGCTAGAGTGGATGAGTATTATCCAGATGCTCATATCCCAGAAGGTGTTATTGAGTTTATGTACAACTTCATGATGAAGAAGAGGCTACATAATGAAAAGGTTAACGAGCGGTGGAATAAGTGGTCTCAAAGTCTAGGTTTCTATCCACCCCACAAGATTTCGATAGGGAAAGTTACAGCTCACGATTTGTTGAGGCCATTCTGGGGCCGCCGCGGTGACCCAGATGTTGTTAGTGGCACGCCGATGGCTGAAATGAGCTGAGAGGAAGGCATGAAATGGTTGATTTCACAAAGATCATTGATCACCCCGAGAAAACGACCATAATTTCGAAGCTGGTTAGCGGAGAGAGCCCTAAAGTTGTATCTAAATATCTCAAAGATAAATATCCGAAACCTGATGAAGGTCATCTAAGACTCCCAGCAACTCTCTTGCAAGAATTCCATGATACTTACAGCGACCATCACGGATATGTGAAGAAGATTGTCTCGCGAAACGCAGAGAATAAACTGGATAAGAAAATTCACGAGTCTTTGCTTGATACCCGTGCTTGGCGTGAGCGGGTCATTGAGGGCGTCAATAAAGAGATCAACTATCTAGAAAAACTCGACGCGGTGCTGACTATTCTGGAGACTCGGGCAGAGCAGATATTTGATATGATTCAAAGCGACCCTGAGAATACCCGTACGGATTATGTCTTCACTAAGTATATGGAATTGTTGATGCTCGCTATTGAGAAGGGCGATAAAATCCGTAATGATCGTCCGGATGTGCGTGTGGAGCACACATATACAGTACAGATGGTGGAACAACAATCGGTAGCATTCCAGGAGGCAATCCGCAGGGTACTAGAGCGGTTGGGACCAGAGTACACTTCAATCTTTATGGAGTTATTGGGCGAAGAGATGAAGAAAATGACCGCGAAGAGCATAGATACAGCGCCGACTCCGAGAGAATTGGAGCGGGAGAAAGAAGCTATTGATAAATTAGATGTCCAGGTTCGTGAATTTGATGAGAAACTATTAGAGGAGGCAACAAATGGCGCTGCTGAATAAACACTTCAAACGTCAATTCGACTCCGCTAATTGCTCACTTTTACCGGAGGGCGTTAAGAATGACGTGCTTTCAGATTTCGAAATGATGTCGCATCTCGGCATAGATAATGATGAAGATCAAAATCGTTTTTTCTTGGTCAGAAATCACGTTCCCGAAGTACTTCACTTGATTTTCAACAGTAAATTGAATGACAAAACGACACGTGCAGTAACGGCTGAAGTCTTCAGAAATAGAGAAAAAGTACCTATTGGTACTCTTTTAGAGCTGATAGAAGCCATTGATCTCGCATTAAAGAAGATGGTACCACCAAATCTCAGACCCAAGATCGCTTATCCTCAGCCAGGAACACGACAGCAATTGCCCCAATATGACATTGGGCGCTGGGTAGATGCTACCCGTAAGATATACAATATGATGGTTAAGGGTTATCCAGAAGACAAGGCTACGGAGTCTGTTATTGGTAATTGGCAACGAAGGGAAAAGATGGATTATGAACAATGGCTAAGATTCTATAGAGAAGGGACGCCTGACAAGTATCCGAAATTAGCATCTGATATTGATTTTTTGCTAGGTGGTTTTCCACTTGGTGCTCTGCGGGGCAGAATTCCAAACCCCACCCGTAACGGGCAAGGACACGCTACCAAAGTCTCTCCAGGTCTGCCTCAACACCTCCCTCAGACAGATGTGGATTACGTTCGTGATAAAATCGAGACTCAGCGTAAAAAGCTAGTCAGTCGTCTCAATGCTGCTGAGAAGATGCTAGCTAGCATGGATGGGCAGTTATTTGCAGGTGATGATCAAGAATTGATGCTCAAGATGCTTCAGGATCTGAAGCGTCGAATTCAAACGGCAAATAAGCGCACAGTAAAGTCCTCTTTGTTTGAGGACCATATCTACCGCACAGCTAATCAGCTCAGGTCCCAAGGTAAAGATAAAGCTGCTGGCTTTTTCTACAAGCTCGCGCAGCTTCCCCCTCTCGGTGCGCCGCCTGGTGCACCTCCCACTGAAGACATTGGTGGGGGCGTGGGAGAAGCTGCTCCTCCACCTACCGGTGAAGGTGATAAAAAAGAAACTCATGATTTACTCAAAGAGTTCTTTGACAACCTCAAGCGTGGAGTAAGTGATAAGAACGACGAACCAGAAGAACGTCGTATGATCGAGAAAGAAAAGCAAGAACAAAAACGTACCCCACCGCCCGCACCGGCTCCGCCAGCACCTCCAGAAGGTGAAACAGCCACAGCAGAAGCAGCTGAAGAATTTGTTCAAATCAAATTGGGCACAGGTGTATGGCAACCACTGGCTGCATTGGCTCAGATAGCTCCAGTGCCACCAGCTCCAGCTGGGATTGCACCTCGACCTGCCCCAGCAGCCCGGCCAGCTCCGCCCCCACCTCCTAGAGAGCCGGTTGGAGATATAACTCCCGAAACTCCCGAAGAACCCGAGGGCGGTGAGATGCCAAGCGATAACACAGATGATGTTATCGAAGCAGCTTTAAAGAATGTTAACATTGAAGATGTTGTGAATCGATTGGAGATGTTGGTTTCAATTTACAATCAACGTGAAATTTCACGCCAGTTGGCCATTCTTGATATCATGATGGATCGAATTGGTTTGGCCTCTTTCTTCCCACAACTGGGAGAGGCTATGAGCAAGGCGTTGGAGGCTAATCAGTATATCGGAAATCGTCTTCAAGAAGTTCTTGGTAAAGTAAAGGGATCTATGGAAGCGCCCGGAGCTTCTGAGTGGATTGAAGTGAGACAGCAAAACACTCCGGAAACCGAGGGAATTCGTCAGCGTCTCGAACAGAAGAACAAAGAAGAAGAAAAAAGGAGAGAATTAAGGAAGGAGCGCGAGCTTGCTAAGATGGAGGGTAGGGCTCCTGAAACTCCTACTCCTGCAACTCAAATCGGAGATGCCGCAGATCTACAGAGACCGTCCAGAGTGGAGAAAGCACCCAGGCTAGAAGTGAGGTAAACCGATGGCCGGGATCAAAGACATACTGCTTGAATTCAAGCGGCTAGCCAAAGATAACGGCATTTCAGAACCGTTCATCATTGGTGGTCTTCCCCGTGACAAAATTCTCAATCGATTTCATAAGATTGAAGACGTTGATGTCACGACCGGGGATGAGTCTGTCTTTAATTTGGCGGAATTAGCAGCTAATCGTTTTAAAGCTGTACCGATGAGATTTGCTGATGGACATTATCAGTTGTATATTGAAGGAATCAAGTTCGATTTTTCTTCGAACTACAACTCTCCTGATGTTGAGTACTTCCTCACTAAAGCGGGCGTACGTAAGCCTAGTGAGATGCAGATGGAGCTTTTTAGTCGTGATTTCACGTGCAACACATTGATTATTCCTCTGACGTTAAGAAAGATAATCGACCCTACTGGGCTCGCACTTGATGATATCAAACGCAAGATAATTCGAACACCTCTACCACCTCGAATCACATTACGTGATGATACTAAACGTGTAGTTCGCGCCATATACCTAGCTGCTAAGTTAGGTTTTGAAATAGAGAGAGACATTATTACGTGGAGTCGTTCGCATCATGATAAGATTCGCGAAGAGGTATCTGAGGGATTTTCTAAGCGGAAGCTTGCTAGTGCTGCGCGGGCTGATCCGGATAGGACAATGAAGTATCTTACTGCCATGGACCTTTGGGGAGTTGTGGGAATTCCAAAGATCCTTATGGGTCAAATAGGAGTTCAGAGATGAAACGAGAAGCATATTATCAAGGCACCGCCGATCCTGAAAAGAAGCGAAAGCCAGATAAACTACCAGCAAAGAGGATAGATTTGGATGTCCGTCATCCTCATATTTATACTTGGTATCGTAATATGGACTATACTCCCGATCCCGATCCTAATGAGACGGGCATTGGTGGAGGAATGTACCATGGTCCGATGGATCGGTTCAAGAGTGTTAAGGAGTTTTTAGATCGTAGGCGCAAGAAGATGAAGGAGCGCAGGCAAAAAGCAGAGAAGCAAGCTCAAAGGATGGGTGCTTTGGAGGCTCTGGCTAAGCAGTTGTTACAGGAAGAATAATGACAAAGCATTTGAAGGTACTAGCAAACATTCGCAAGAATGACGACACGCCGTGTCCGTTTGGCTTACCCATACCGTTTGGTTGTAAGTATGCGGGCAAGCATGTCGAGCGAATGGCTCCTTTCAAAGTGATGGATAATCCGAGTCCTGAAGAACAGGAAATGATTGGAGCGGCTAATACTAAATTGTTGGCTTGGGGTCTGCTTCGTGATCCTGAAAAGCCATCGCGGTGTCCGTATGTTGGACATCTGATGGAAGATCATGATGCAGTTGAATGTAACTATGAGGATACAGCGCCGGGTCAAGGACCAGCCCAGGCTTTGATGGCTGCGCCATTCTATTCAAAGATCTTCAGTGGAGTACTCAATGGATTGTACACTTATCCTGTTGGGTACTACTCAGACTACAACGTAAGCCGAAATCTGTATTTTGGCACGTATTCTCTCCAGGGAGCGGAAAGGAGGCGTGATCTTCTTCGGATGGCAGCGGAGGAGGTTGCTCAGAGGGCTAAAACTACGAATAGTTCGGAATAGGTATTGTAACAACATTGAGGTTGTAAATGGTTGAAAAACGCGCACAAGAATATGACGTAGACGATTTGAATCTAGGCGATATCTTGATGTCTCCAGTGGGCGGTCAGTTCCCTGGCATCGAGATCGGCGAGGATATCGAAGTATCTGATGATACACCTGAGGAAGTTGTTTTCATTCTGGATGAAATTCCTGGTGCACCTAATGCCAAGGAGATTTTGGTCAAGGATGATGACGAGGATGATATCGAGGTTGAAGCTGATCCTGAAGATTCGAATGCATGGAAGTGGGAACCTTCCGGCTTCCTAAAATGGCTCCAGCGGATGTTTGATGGTGTTCCGACTCATTCTGGTTATGACAGCACCGGATTGGAGAAGGCTATCTCGTATTTCGAAGCATTGGATCGTGAGATTACCAAGGCAATGCGAACAGATTTCAAGAATGAAATCGATTCCGCAAAAGCTGAGAGAGCCCGAGAACAGATTGAGAATGGTATTGAACGGCTCGTTGAGCGTCTTCAGAACGTGAACAAAAGCAAGTTCAAGAGGAAGGGCAAGAAATCCAAGGCATGGGCAGAAGAGCTTGGTCTTGTCAAGGAGGCTCAAAAGGCCACTAACATTACTGGTATTACCATTACCGTACCTTTATTGATTTCCAGAATTGCGCGCGTTTGTATCAACGGTATGGTTTCTGCTGGTCATGACATTGAAGATATGTATAAGCGTCAGGTTGAAGAATACGAACTAGACAAGAGGGAGCAAGCTGAGCTTGCTCAGTTGTTAGCTGATATGGGTTATCCAATGTTCCAGGATCGTGGCTATCCAGTTGGCGAGCCGGTTGAGATTTGGAGAAATGATAACTTTGATTGGTCAGCTCAATATAGGGGTTGATTTATGACTTTAAGCGCGCTAGTAAAACAGGGAGTTATAGACCTGTTATTTTCAAATTGGGTTACACCAGAAGAGCGCGCTATTGTTGAGGAGGGTTGGAGAGAATTCCTTAAATTCTCCAGAAAAAATCTCGATAAGTCTGAAACTGATGCCGCTAAGGGAGATTTCAGACTGCATCGAATCATTACTGAAAATGAAGTTTACATAAGTCATATTGGAGATTCGAGACGTGATTGGTTGTTGGAGGCGTGGGTTCCATTCTGGCGAGAAAAGGGATTTGATAAAATCGCCGATGCTTTACAAGTTAGAGTAGATGAAGCCAGACATGAAGATGAAGAACCTCCTATGACAGGAAGGGAGACACCAAAAGCGAAAGTGGAGCCTAAAGAAGAGGAAGAAGGTTACGGCCTTTACGAGGGTGTCGAAGAAGAAGAGGAGGAGGCTCCTCAGACACTAAGAAGCTTGATAGCTAAGACACTACAATACGCAAGATTTTTTGCAAAAGTGGCTAGAGGATAACATGAGAAATTACAGTGGTGCATTTCAAAGAACGGGAGAAATCAGTCGTGAACCTCGCAAGCGTTCCGAATGGTTGGAAGATTTTGCCGAGAAACTAGCCATCGAAGATCAGGCTAAGCGTGGGACAGAGGAGCAGCCAGAGAAGGAACAAGTCAAGACAGGCAGGGCTCCAGTGACCGCTGTAGAAGTTGCACGTCAACGTCAGCATGATCAACCATCTATTTTTGAGATGATGAGTGCAATCGTCTCGGGCAAGCAGCCCAAGTACAGTTCTGTTGAGGAAGCTGTCAAGGATTATCAGCAGCGCACAGGTTTGACTCAGTATCTCCAGAGTAAAGCTGAAGATAAAACTGGTTTAGATGACGCAGCCCAGCAAATTGTTGAAGCTGGTTTGATGACGGAGCAAGGTATCGATGATTTAGAAACAATTCTCAAATTAGTCCGAGAGAATCCTGATTTCAATGATATTGGAGAGGGTGTTTCTGTTTGGGCACACGATCCTGAAGTAGCTCTTGTTAGAAACGAGCCGTACGGAGAAAACCCAGTACGTTATGGAAATAGCGGATGGCTAGTTTGGACTAAAGATATTCCAAAAGATACTAGTACCTTGGAGCCTATCCGTATACCTGGACCTTCTGGGTTAATGAGAGAACGTGGTATCGATGATTTAGAAACAATTCTCAAATTAGTCCGAGAGAATCCTGATTTCGATGATATTGGAGAAGGTGTTTCTGTTTGGGCACACGATTCTGATGTAGCTCTTGTTAGAAACGAGCCGTACGGAGAAAACCCAGTACGTTATGGAAATAGCGGATGGCTAGTTTGGACTAAGGATATCCCAGATATGGGCGGAAACAAAACTGATTTTGGTGATGAGGATTATGCCAAGGACGATGACGACCCAAAAGCCGAGGATAAACCAGAAGAATGGCTGGCTAAAATTGTAGAACTCTTTGGTAACGGTCCTGATGATGATGGCCCTGGCTCAGGTGGCGGTGGTACTCGTCCTACTTTATTTGAAGTTCCGGAAGAAGAGGAAGAAGAGGAATGGGAAGAGGCGGCTACAGATGATTTTCCAGGCAGTCTAGATGAATACATGCTTGACGATGAGGAAAGGGTCAGGAAGATTCTGAGCGGCTCTGAAGCTGAACAGATCGAATTCCTCAAGATGGTTCTAAGGGAAGAGCCTGGGGATATCGAAATTGATGATGATGTTCTCTTGGCGCTTCTCACAGAGCATGGTGCCTCTGAAAAAGTACGTAAAGCGGCTGAGAAGATTGAAAATATGTATGGGCTAGATTATCCCACACATGCAGAGTTTGAAGAGGATTACACGCCCCGTGAAGACTATGAACCTCCTAGGGAGCGAGAGAGGATGCGACTCGACTGGGAGGAAGAAGAAGCAGCTTGTGCTGATTGTGCTGAACGAGGCCCGGTTGAATTATTTGCTTCCGCATTCAAGGATCTAACAGAAAAAAAAGTCTAGCTGAGCATCATCACCACGGGGAAGATGATGCTCAGGAGGATGATGAAATCCCTGAGTTAGTTCTTCAGAATCCGGCGATAGAGCATTTTGTCGTCAATATGATTGATACTAGCCACGGAATTCAGATTCCTGCATTGCTCCAAAGTCTTATAGAGACATTCGGTCGTGATGGCGTAACTCAGGATGTTTTCTCGGACAAAAAGTTATTAAACTGGATCAATAGGCACATGATCGCGAAGCAGCGTCCCCGCGATGCGATACCAGCACAGATCGGTCGTGGTGTTGGTACTCGTATTGAATATCCCGGTTTCCGTGATCCAAATAGAGATCCTTTCACCCTCCTGGTACCTAATAAGGGCGTGTTTTAATTGATCTTCTACTCATTAGTCTGCATATATTTTAGATATACGCATATCTAATAGACAAATGAGGATAAGATGAAACCAGGAGAAATAGGATTCTCCGCACTGTTTGAACAGTTCCGAGATAGCATAATGCGTGTCGATCCTGTGTATTTCTGCGCGAAGTACTTGACGATCGATGGCGGTAAGCCGCTAGACTTGGAAAAGTCAGGATATAAACCTTTTGCGGACATTTACAGGTATATTGGACTTTCAGCAATTGAACCAAATGCCAAACCAATTGTATTAGTTAAGGGCAGGCAGGTAGGTGCAACCACCATGGCCGCTGCCCTTGAATGTTATTTCACTGCATGTGGATTGTTTGGAAATAATCAGCGCCCACCTATGCGATTGATCCATCTATTTCCCACGTTGTCTTTGGCCGCTGCATACACCAAAGACAAGCTGGACCCGATTCTAGGTGAGGCCAGAGCAGTTCCAGGTACCATGAAAACCAATGGACTCCCCAAGTCCTACATGGAGAACGTCATGGATCTGGGAAGTCCCAGTAATAACAACATGCATTTCAAGAAATTCTTGCATGGTAATCAGCTCTGGATTGAATCAACTGGTCTAGATGGTGACCGTATTCGTGGTCGTCAACTTTGCTTAGAAACAGAATTACCAACACCTGATCGTGGTTTTGTCAAATTGAAGGATTTGAGAGAGGGTGATAGGCTTTTTGATGAAAATGGTAATGTTTGTAACGTCATTAAAGTTCATCCAATTCAATATTCTCCAGAGTCTTATCGTGTAACATTTGATGATGGAACTCAGATAGATGCTTGTGCAGAACATCTATGGAAAACTCATACTCGTTATGAGCGAAAGAACGGAAAAACCCTTGGGATTAGGAACACAAAAGAACTCCTTAATACTCTTACAATGTCTGGTGAAAGTAATCATTCAATTCCTGTTTGTGGTCCGGTACACTATCCCAAGCAAATATTAGATATTGATCCGTATCTTTTAGGTTTGTGGTTGGGTGATGGTGATAGATATGGCAGAATAGAGACCGCAGATGTTGAGGTTTTGGCTGGTTATGACCACAGATTGATTGCATCTTCTGTAAACCATGAGAGTAATTTCGGCACATCTAAATCAAATTCGTATAGGGTTATTGGCCTTACGACAGCTTTGACTAAGTTAGGATTGGTTTACAACCCAGGAAAGAAACTAAGAGATGAAGGACGAGGGTATTATAACAAGAGAATTCCCAGGCAATATCTTGAGGCATCTTTTGAACAAAGACTAGATCTTCTCCAGGGACTTATGGATGCAGATGGTTGCTGCGATAAGGATGGTCGTTGTGAGTTTGTACAATGTGATGATAGAAAAGAATTGATTAAAGATGTTCAAGAGCTTATTCATTCTCTCGGTATTAAAACATCAATGTACAAAAAAGAGTCTTGGCGGTATAATGTAAAATACCAGGATAAATGGTCCTTGCAGTTCTATACTACTCTGCCAGTTTTCAAACTTGAGAGAAAGCTTCAAAACATCAAAATTAAACTTACAAAATCGAATAAAAGGTTTATCAAATGTATAGAGCCTATTGATCCAAAACCGATGAGGTGCATCACGGTAGACTCCCCATCACATTTATATTTGGTAACTAAGTCGTACATTCCGACTCATAATACAGCCGATTGCGCATTGTTTGACGAAGTGCAGGATATGTCTGACGTTGCTATTGGTGCTGTCACCAAGATTCTTGCTCAGTCTCGTTATGGTTCTACCGGTGAAGGTGTTCAGGTTTATTTTGGAACACCCAAGACCAAGGCCGGATCTTACTATGAAATGTGGCGGAATTCTAATCAGCAGTACTACCATCTGCGCTGTGAGAGATGCGGAAAGTATTTCCCTCTGTATCGTCCTGATGTGAACTGGGAAGATATTTGGCTCTATGGAATGACTGTCCGTTGTACAGAGTGTAATCACGAGCAGGATAAGTTAGATGCACAAGAAAGAGGCAGATGGATTCCGCTCCAAACAGTGAATGACGATGGTAGGGAACCTGATTACGTGGGGTACCACTACAATCAATTACTTATTCCTAAATTCACAAGAGAGGTTATTAATAAGGCCAAACCGGAACGTAGCCCTATCAACACTGAGCGTGTGTACATGAACGAGGTACTTGGAGAGTTCTATGATGGCGAAGGCGGTACCATTACCGCCGAAGAGATTCGCGAGAAGTGTATTGAGAAAGGCCGCAAGATGGTGAAGTATATTCACCGTGATAGTGGTAAGCGTGTCTATGGTGGTTTTGACTGGGGCCAGAGAGGAATGCTCGATCAAATTGCCGGTCGTGGACGTAAAGGTTCCTACAGCTGTGCGGTTATTTTAACAGTTGAAGGAAATATATTTAATATCGAGTTTGCCACCCGTTTAATGAAGACCGATCCAGAACACAAAGAGGCGGCGGTTGAAGAGATGTTCCGGCGTTACAATTTGACTCTTGCCGTGGGTGATATTGGTGATGCCTACGATCTAACACATAGATTACAAAAAACATATAATGAAAGGTTCTTGGCTTCTCGTGCTCAGCATAAAGTAATTGGACATGTTAAATACTCCAAAGATGAATGGCCGAAGACAATAGTTTTTGAGAAAGATTATTATATTGGAGAAGTTCTTGGTCTATTAAAAGAAGGAAGAATTAAGTTCCCAGGAGGACATCATCACAAAATTTCTTGGTTAATTGAGCATTGTTCAAGTATGGACATCAAAGTTACCAAGGATAAGTCATTTGAGCCCCGTAAAAGGTATGTTAAGGGAACGGGCGCAAACGACGGTCTGATGGCGTTATTAAACGCCTATTTAGCCTGGAAATTCGATATAACTCAGCGTTTCTCAATTAAGAATCCAATTCACATGAAATATGAGCTGGCCGAGAATGCTCGTCCCATTCAGGCGGTTGTTGGGTATATTCCTAGAATGTTCAACGGCCGTGGATGATATAGAGGCTAGTAAAGGGTAACATGGTAGAAATCAACAATAACATAACCCGGGCACAGCAGCTTATCGAACAGAATCAAGAGAGACGAGCACGTGCGGAAGAATTAATACGCAAACGCGCTGCTATCGCGGGAACACCAGAAGTTACCAATCGCATGGCTCGTAGCATCAGTGATGAGCGCCGAGAAATCATGGAAATGCAACTCGACGCTGGCGAGTATCGTGAGCAAGGATCTCAATGGGTGCCGACAAATCACGATGGTTTCGGATCGCAAGATAGACCAATTAAAATGATTCAAACCCAATTGGGTGTGGTCGCTGGTAGTGGTAAGGGATTGTACAAGATGGCAACAGCAGCCACCCCTACTGGAAATGCGATGTCATCTGGTAGTGGTTGGCGAGGTGCTAACAATTCTGGTCGGCAGATTCCCGAAGTTTATTCGCCGTTGTGGCTCAATTCTAATCTCAATCTACCACGTGACCGTCCCACCATCAATGCCTGGGCGCGCAGTTTCTTTGCTTTGAATCCTATTGTACATAACGCAATCACACTGCACAGCACGTATCCAATCGCTAAACTCAATATCAAAAGCAAGAATCAAAAGGTCGAAAAATTCTTTGGTCAGATGATTGAAGAAATTGATCTGATGAACATGGCTGTACTCGCTGCACAAGAATATTGGATTCTTGGTGAGGCGTTCATCTATGGCGAGCTGGATGAAGCGGCCGGTAAGTGGAATCGGCTCATGATTCTCAATCCTGACTACGTACATGTTCAGCGTAGTGTGATTGCTGCTGAACCAATCATCAGTTTGCGTCCGGATGAAAATCTGAGACGAGTTGTGCATGGAAATCAACAAACGGATATTCAGCAGCGCCAGCAACTCGATCCAAGTATCATCGAGCATGTTCGCAGAAATGAGAACATTCCACTGAACAATTTCTATGTTCACCATATGGCGCGTAGAATTTCTCCGTACGAAATCCGTGGAACTGGTCTCATCGTGTCATGTTTCCGCGCTTTGATGTTGTGGGATAAATTGCGTGAATCTAAGTACGCACAAGCGGACAACATGGTCAACCCCCTCACCTTGGTAAAGATTGGTGATGGTGAGTTCCGCCCATCACCTGTCGATCTTGAGCACTTTCGTAACATTTTTGAGGAAGCGCAATACGATAAGGACTTCAAGATCTTCACCCATAATGCTGTCAATGTTGATCGGGTTGGTTATGGCCAGGGTATCTATGATACTTCCAATGATGTTACTCAGCTAATCAAGGAAATTTATATTGGCTTGATGGTTCCATCCGTAATCATGGACGGTTCGGATACCACTTATGCTACCGGTTCAGTAGCTTTGGATGTATTACGTCAGAGATACATGCAATTCCGCCAAATGATGACGGGTTGGTTGAAGCGTAAGATTTTCGCTCCTATTGCGCAGATTCAGGATTTTTATGAGTACGTGGATGGAGAAAAGACGCTGATTGTTCCTGAGGTTGATTGGAATCATATGTCGCTATTTGATATGGATAGCTACATCAATAATATGGTGAGTCTATCTCAGGGTGAAGGGGCCCAGAAGCGTGTGTCATTACAGACATTGTATCGCAGTCTGGGGTTGGAATACGAAGAAGAGCAAAGAAAAATCAGATACGAAGATATTCAGGATGCAATTCGTAATCGCGAGATTCAAGCCTTGGCGCGTTACCCGTTGCATGAACTTAAGTCGCTTGGCCCAGGTGACGAGATTGAAGAAGTTGCAGATGAGCCAGTTCCTGGTGAAAGTCCATATGAGCCTGTGGCAGAAGCAGTGCCTGGTCAAGCGCCAGGTGGAGCACCTCCATTAGGCGGAGCACCACCTCCATTAGGTGGTGGCGGACTAAGACCGGGTGGAGCACCTCCTCCAGCTCCAATTGGCGGCGGTGGAGCACCAAGACCACCAGGCGGTGGCGGAGCACCACCTCCTCCTCCGGGCGGTGGAGCACCACCAGCACCTCCAACTCCACCATAATAACGGCAGCGCATATTCTGGCTTCTTAGTTAGATGAGTGGAGTCTCTATGAACATGGAAAAAGAAGCCCAAAGAAGATCAGCTCTTAAATGGTTGGGCCGAAAGCTAAACCCGATGGAGTACGTCAGGTACTATGGGTCTGAGGCGTATCGCCGGGTCTCTGATACCATTGCCGATATCGATAGTGATATGCGGGAACGAGCCAAGGCGGCTAAGTCTGATATGCGCGCCGATCTTCACGAAGCCCGTATGGCTATGAAGAACCGAGAGTATCCCAAGGTCATGTATTACTCATGGAAGTTGATTGATGCTTTGGATGGTTTGTTCAATCGTCTAGGGGAATTAGAACAGCTCAGAGCAGATATCATTTCAGAGCATTATCAGTCTGATGTGGGTGGTTTGACAAGTACTCAACTATCTGAGATGCAACAAGAGATAGGAGGGATTCCGGAAAACTTGGCTCCCGGTTCCGTCACCATGCCTAGTACCGCTGAATTTCGTGGATTATTACATGCGGTTGGCGCACCCGATCCCAATATTACTAAAGAAGCTTTATTTAGTGAGGCTGGTCCTATTCAGTGGTTAAGGGAGAACATTCCTACATACAAGCAGATGGAAGGTTCTTTGCTAGATCGAATTTTCCGCAACAAAATGGGGAAACAGAAAGAGGCTGCTCGTGCCGCTTTACGAATGGCAGAAAAGTCTTTCAATGCAATGGGTGGAGTATTTGATAAACTAGATAGTTCTAGAGGCGATTTTAGCGCTTATTTTGAAGCGGCACAGAACTACAAAAATTCACTACAGACACACAAACAGCATCTATCTTCTTTGTATCGAGAGAATTTTTCACAGACTGTAAATCAGATGCTTGAGGGACAAGAAGAGGCAGGCGCTCCGGAGACCCCCCCACCCCCAACAGAGCAGGCGGCGCAGGAGCCGCCAGCGCAACCAGAACAGCCAGAACAGCCGGAAGCACAGGAACAACCTGAAATACCTGATTTAGAGACGCAACCCGCACCCCAGGAGGAACCAATGCAGGAAGCAGCAGCATATGTGGTTGATTTAGTAAAGAGAGCTAAGAAAGCCGCCCATAACGGAGATAAAGGAATAGCCTCAGCCCTTCTGGTAAAGGCATCTGAGATTTGCGATGATAACGATGCCACTGAACAGAGTATTGTCTTATTGAGAGCAGCCGAAGAAGTATTGAAGGGATAATGAATCAGCATGATCTCCAATTGCTACGGCACGCCGCATTAGAGCTACAAGAGGATAGCGATGATTTAGTGCGCGTAGCGGGAGTGATCCAACGTATCAAAAACTGGTGGAAAGCACGATTCGATGAGGGTTTCCGCGAGCGTCAAGAAAAAGTAGAGGATGCCTATGATAACATGAAGGGTCCTCTATCTGATCTAATTAAAGAACTACAAGAACTGGATAAGGCATTCAAGAGCCAGAATCCTGATGTAGTTGCTCAGCTTGTGGGTCAGGTTCCTGGTACAATCGCCCGCGTGACTCGTGATATGGGCCATCTCAGTAAAGAGATGCGAGCCGCTGATGCAATGATTCCTGTGACGTATGTTGATGAAAAAGGGCAGGAAGTTGCTAGTGGTACCTTAGACTGGACCTCTCAAGGATACAGGCAAAACAAAGATGTGGTGCAGAAGCTTTGGGAACAGCTTCCAACTGAATTTAAAGAGATTCCTATAGGGCAGAAAGTCAACCGTCCTATCACCGATTTTTCCTGGTTTTCTCGTTATGATCCCAGCAACATAACCGTATCATCAAAAGTCTATAATCAGACACAAGAACAGTTTAGGCAGGGATTGCGGCGCGCCCAAATTCCTGAAGAGGAGATTGATTCCATAATCGAATCTGGCTTTAACGATTTTATGGAGAATCTCAAGAACGCTGTACTGAATGATTCGATTCTTGTTCAGGTTAACTTTCCTGGTGTATCTCAAGATATTAAACGCCGACCATCCAATCAGATGGTGATAGATGTCAAGCCGGGTTTTGTAGCGATTCCCGTTTCTGGTTACGAAGTTCCCTTACACATCGGGTTTGTGAGGTTGAATGATATTGGTGCATCGATGCGGCCCAGGCCAGAAATGACAATGGTAATGGTTCGCACAATTACTATCGATCCTCGTACCGTTACACAGCTCAAACAAGTCTGGAAAGGAGAAGAGACTGAGGCTGAGTTAACCGAGCCTATGATAGAAGAGCCCGAAGACATTACAGAATTCGCTCTACCAGAAGAAGAACCAGAGACTATTGCATCCGATGGACCAATTACCAAGCTAGTCAAGCGTGCGTTAATAAGACAAAAATGTCCACTTACATGTGCAGTTGTAAAGATAAGTGGTCAAACTTTGCATCATAAGGCGCGCTTCGCTAAAGTACTTTCCAGTGCTCTTCGACAAGAAATAGATGCGGAATGTTCACCGAGACATCAAGGCGATGAGATAGAGGTACAGGTTAAAGTATATGGCAGCAAATTTGTAAGCATACCGGTAATTTATGGCATCTCTAAGTATGTAGCTGATCAATTTTTAGATGCGACCAAGGTTGGTGTCGATATCGAGGTGGAGCCTGGTCTATCGACTTTTGGTTTGATGGAATCTGATTTTCTTGATGAGAGCTTTAGGAAAGTAGCTTTTGATTATTGGAGAACTCGTGAGTATTGAAAGTGAGCTGGCTAGTATCTGTAAAGATTTGAGAATGCTTGGTGACGATGAGCTTACCAAGAAAGCTCTATGCGCTTATGCAGCGGCAACGGATACTGAGAATCCTCGGGTTGATCTGAGTTACAGCTACATCATGCGTAAGCTCCGTAAGGGGGATGATGAACGTCGTTTAACATTTCAAAGGACCTTCAAAGAGGCTTTTGATCGTGCATTGTACGAAGATGTGGAAGAGCCAGCCAGTCTTGCGTTGATGGTGGCGATGAAGGCGATCGATTTCAAGGAGGATGAAAAAGAAGATGCCTGATAGATTTGCTGAAGTTCAGAGAGGTTTGTATCGGGGCGGACGACCGTCGCCGAAGGAACTTTGTATGCTCAAAGATCTATGGGGTATCAATAAAATAGTTAGCTTAGATGATGAATCAGGTAAAACTATTCAGCCGATGTGTGCTGATTTGGGATTGAACCAGATTATCTGGGGATTAGGAGACGGTACAGATCCAAAAGTCGCAGCGCTTAAGAAGAGAATTGTTCCTACACTACTCCTTGGTGGGCCGACGTATGTTCATTGTTATCATGGTAAGGATCGTACTGGAATGACCATAGCTATGTTCCGTGTCTATAGTGGATGGCCCATAGGCGAAGCTTTGTCGGAGGCTTTCAAGTTCGGTATGGGGAAAGGTTTATCGCGGGATGTCCGACAGAGCTACTATGATGCGGTAAAAGAATTTGCCCGAGAGCTTACAGAAGATTCAAACAGTGCCATGGATGTAGTGACGTTAACTCGACGCACAAATCCATTTGGTCCTAATGGTACCGGGCTTAATGATGCGACTCTTCCACGCGGAGCGCCAATTGGTCCTCTTCCCCCACATGCCGACCGTGAATTTAGTTTCCTAAGCAGAACGGCACAAGCTCGCCTATATTGTATGTGCAATTCATCCAAGTTATTAAAACCAAAGACATTTTGGTGGAACACAGCTGCGGCAGCGATAGCTAATCCCACTGATTCAGATGGTAATTTATTTTCGGCCGGATTATCAGCTGATACTCATATTGAGCGTTTTGACAACCCATTAGATAAGAATTTAATACATCATATTCTAACTCGGGACATTGATGTTGCGGCTCTTCGTAATGGGCAATATCTGGTGCTTTACCCTGATAGCTTAGTAAACATACAGGAAGAAGGCGATGTTAATGATAATATAATGCCTGAAGTTGGGACGAGAGATAATTCAACTGATTACACATTTGTATATCCTGGAAGTGGTATGGGAGTGGGAGGGATGCCCCCATCTGCCTCCGGAGTTGTGCAATTGCCATACTCCGGTCCAGGACAAGTCTGATAGCAATAAGAAGGCATACTGGTTAGGACCGAATATGATTAGTAAAAAAGCTTACTCAGTGCAGATGAATTTCAATGTACCGGAATCTGAAAAGAAGGTTGCGGAAAAGGCTGAGGAGTATTTTGAGCAGCTTCTGTCTAGGATGGAAGACGTATCCAACTATTTGGATCTTATCTATGTTCCTTTCTCCAAGCATCAGAATTTGGATTCTGAGATGCTTGTTGAGTATAGAAGGACATTCCGGCAGTACCGGGATCAAGTCCAGCGGAAATTCAAGGTGATTATGAAGTTGGCATATAGAACCACAGCCTTGATGAACGAATTTAGCACAGATTCAGCTACAGAAGAACTAATGAACTCATTTATTGGTTCCGTCCGAGAATTAGAGAAGTATGTTGACACATTTGTGTCAATATTCTCGAATCTAAGTAGCCCAGAATTTCGAAATCATCTGATTTCTACTGTTGATTCAGTTAAAAAACAGCTAAATCAGATACGCCAGTTAGTCATGGATCGAATTTTGGATCATATAGACAGTAATATTCTGGCAAAGGATTGGGCAAAAGATCTTTCAGATCGGTACGATGAGCCACTTCAAGAACGAGTTCCATTAGTCGTTCAGCTTTATCGGGAAAGGCAGTTAGCTTTAAAGGAAAGGCCCGAGAGCTAATTGGAGAAATCATGTTGGTAAAAACTGGTGATGCAGAAATTGTTGATGTTTATGACTTGGAAGAGATCGAAGAAGACAAGCGCAAGTCTGTTCTGACTGCTGCGTTGGATAAGGCGAAGGAGCGTATTTCCGACAAGTCCGCATCAAAAGATGAAAAGACTGAAACGGCCACGGAGAATTAATGTTAATCAAGCTAGGAGAGGCGGTCGAGATTAGCCCCCAGAACATCACGTCGATAGATAAATTGACGAGTGACACTGACTTGGACATTGAAAACCGCATGGCCAAGTTTGCACAGGAATTGAAAGTCATTGCTCCACAAGCAAAAGACTTTTTATATTTCACTTGTGTGATGATGCATGCAGCTGAGCGTGCATGCATCAACGATGACGGAACTCCTAAGAAACTATCCACTGGTGAAGACATTGTTGGGAGATGGGAGAAGGTAGGTGAAGATAGTGTAAAGTGGGTCTGTAACGATCCTACTATCCAACCATACAGGAACAATAATCGTGACATCTTCCCTGAGTCTGAACTAAAGGTAGCTTTCAAGAACTGGGTGGGTTGCCCACTATGCCTCGATCATCAATCCCAATCGGTTGATAAGATTCGGGGCGTTATTGTAGATACAGTCTATGATGATCTCAGAAAGCGAGTTATCGCACTCTGTGCTTTAGACGCAAAGAATTATAGCGACCTTGCAGACAAAGTAAAGACTGGTGTAGCGAATAATGTTTCTATGGGCACGGCAGTGGGTCGTGCCATTTGTTCTGAATGTCATCGCGTCGCCAGGACCGAAAAGGACTTCTGCCAGCACATGCACGCCAAGAGCTGCTACGGCGAAGTCAACTTGGATTTGAAGCCTATAGAGCTTTCCTTGGTAGTGTCAGGAGCGGATCCTGGAGCCAAGGTAAAGCAGATTATAGCGAGCGATGTCGCAAGGGCCGCAGAGCTACTTTCTGATTACTTGCAGCTAAAAGAAGCCGCCAAGGGGGTTTCTACGCAAGATTTGGAATCTATAAAGAAAGACCTGGAGACGCTCACGATGAAAATTTCAAATATAGCTCGTGACTCCGGTGAAAAGGATGATGAGAGTGAAGCGGTTGGTCCGACTCACTCTAAGTGGTCAATGGAATCAGAGGTAAGCAATGATCCATCGACTGAATTGAACGCTCCTTCGAAGCTTCCAATAACTTCAGAGCTTCAGAGATCAATTATGGGAGCATACACGAAATTGGCTAGCTTACAGGAGAATTTGCTTAGACTATCTACGAATGAGGAACCAACCATGACAACAAAGAACGCATATTTTCAAGGTACCGAAGAGCCTTCTCCGGGACAGAAGAAGTACCCGGTAGATCCATTAAACGAAAAAGCCAGGTTGCAGGACAAGCACCTTCATGGTCCGGCTCCTTTCCCGAATGTCGGCCCAGTAGATGGCTCGTACCCTGGTGACGAACAGACCAAGAAGGAACTTCAGCGTCTAGCTGATGAGCAGGAGCGGGCTATGTTCCGTGAAGCTGCTTTGAAGAAGGCCAAGGAACAGCTCCAGGCAAAGGGCTACTTCCTGGGAACTGAAGACCCGAAGCCAGGCGAGACCACATACACCCCAGATCCTTTGAATGAGAAGGCCCGTATGCAGGATAAGCATATGGTTGGCGCTCCTCCTTTTGAGGGAGTAGGGGACGTAGAAGGTCTGTATGGCGATGACAAAGCTGAGAAGGAGAAGCTCCTTCGTGCTTCGCTTCGTGCGCGCTTCGAGAAGGTCGCACAGCCAGATGGTCGCATTGATAAGAATGCCTCTCGCTGGATAGTTCTAGCCAATGAGAAGCCAATTCTGGCGGCCACTGTCGAGCAGATTACTAAGGGCAATGCCGATGCCCTTTATGATGCAGTAGCTACCGAGCGTTTCGGTAAGAGTCTACTGAAGAGAATCCAGAACGATGGTTTTCATGCCACCGCAGAGGCTCTGCTAAAGAATGCCGCTCCCCCAGCGGCAGCTCCTGAAGCACCGCCTCCGGCACCTCCAGAGGCAGCTCCTGAGGCGGCTCCCCCAGCGGCAGATGAGCTGGGCGATCTTGAGCCACCTGAGGATGTTGGTGGAGAGGCTGGTGATCCAGCAGAGATTGTCGATGATTTGGGTGCTCTAGTCGAAGAGTTAACGACCAAGCTGGACGATCTAAAGGGCAAGGTCAGTGGTCCTATTGCTGAAGAAGCAGAGGGACTGGGAGAGGTTATACCTGCCGGTGATGAGGAGTTCGCACCTCCACCAGCAGCAGAAGGAGCACCTCCCGCACCTAAGACTACTGCTCAATTGCAGTCCATGCGCAAGAGAGTAAACGGAATGTTGCAGGAGAACATCGACGAGATCGTTCCTGCTCTCGCAAAGCACATCCGCGAGCTTCACAGCGCACGCAAGGTCTACAAAGAAGCTTATGCTTCCATGAACGACAAACAGCGTGAATATCTCAATGGCTTGACTGTTTCCGCAGTCAAAGATGCCAAGGTCATATTAGCTGACACCAACAAGCTGATGGAGGCTGTTGTAAAGTATGCTTACGGAACAGCTGAGTTGGAGAAGCGCGCTGCTGCCGAAGCCGAAGAAATCAAGAAGGCTGCTGAGCAGAAGACTGAGGGTGAAGTACAGAAGCAGGCTGACATTCGTGATATCCTGGACGAAATCGAGCGTGAATACGAGTCCAAGGATAAGGGTCCAAGCTTGGCTGAATCTCTTGGTCTTGGTGCCAGTGCCGGCGTACTTGAGGACACAGGCGACGTGGAAGTGCCGCTACATGCGGTTGAAACAGGAGCAGGAGGCGAACTCGTGGTTAATACAGATAAACTAGCTAGTAAAGAAGCACGAGCTACTGCTCGTGTAAAGCTGGCCCAGCAGGGTCTGCTTGGATTTAACGATCTCAGCAATCAGGCCCACCCAGGTGGAAGCGCTGATGCTGTGAGTGCAGCCAACCTTGATGTCAAGCCATCAGTCCCGGGTTCTGCATTCCACGTATATAAGGATCTCAAGGATGCTATGATGGAGCTGGCTAATATGCCACCTCGCGTTCGTAAGCAAGCTGAGGTTATTCAGCAGTTGGTATCCGAAGGCCGTATGAAGGCCGAAGATGTTGATAAGCTTGTTTCTCGCGGCGTCGATCCAGATGCAGTCAAGTACTGGAAGGCAATGTGGGGCGAGGCAAAGGATCAGGAAAGCAAGGAATTTGCCGATAAGCTAACTCAGGAGCATGCCAAGGCCAAGCAGGCTGAGGAGATGGAAACTCACAAGGCACGCATCAAGAGAGCATACCAGATGGCTAACCAGATGGTTGCTAAGGGATACATCAGTGAGTCACAGGTCGATGCTCAGGCTAGTGATATCATGAAGTGGAACGATGCAGGCTTCGAGAGTTTCAAGGGCATCTTGGCTAAGCAGCCCGTTGTAAAGCAGGCATCCATCCCGACCGTGGGTCTTCTGGATTCTGGTTCGGTAATTCTGCCAGCAGCTCAACCAACCGAGCGGGTTGGTAGCACAGATATCAAGGGCTTCTTCGATGACTACTTCAACAAGAAGGGACTGAAGTTCTAAATCAACTGAGGAGGGCGGGGCTTAGGCCCCGCCATACTCATAAGAGGTTATTATGTCTAAGTATGATATTGCTACAACAATGAATAGCATCATGTCAAGCCCTGACTATCAGGCTATTTTCTCTAAGCCTCAGTTGACTAAGACCGCAGCCAAGAAGAAGGACGAAGAGGAAAAAGAAGAGAAGAAGGGTAAGGCTAAAGCTAAGAAAGAAGAAAAAGAAGAGAAGAATGGCAAAAAAGACAAGAAGGAAGATAAGAAGGACAAGAAGGACAAGAACGATGCTTGCATGAAGCGTCGTGCTGCTCTTAGGAAGTACCAAGCTTGTGTTCAGGGTCTAGTCAGGATCTCTGAAACTCTTGATCGTGCCGGTCTCGAAAAAGAGTCCGCACTTGTGATTCTTGCTCTTGAAGGTTTGGTTAAGAAGGCAGGTCCCGTACCCACCGCTCAACAGGCGTGGACTATGGGCGAAGCTGCTGGTGGTAATGTTTACCGCATGGGCCCAAATCAATATGTTGCCGTTGATCCTTTAACAGATGAAACTTCCTGGCTAGCACCTGAATTGGCCGCACAGTACGAACTTAACTGGCAGAGTATGAGAGGACCAGACGTTGGTATGGCTGATGATGGCGATGCTGATGATGCTAAGGATAAGAAGATGCCCCCTTGGCTAAAGGATAAGAAGAAGGACGACGATAAGGACGACAAGGAAGAGGACGAGAAGGAAGAGAAGGAAGAGAAGGAAGAGAAGGAAGAGAAAGAGGAAAAAGAGGATAAGGACGAAAAAGAGGATAAGGAAGAGAAGAGTGAAGACGACTGTCTAGCCGACGATTCCGCAACTGACGATACTTCTTCTGCCGATGACACTGGTGGTACCTCAGCAGCTGCTGATATTGGAGCGGCTGATGATGTCGGCGATGTCATGGATGAACTATCAGCTGATGATGAATTCTCATTCCTTTCAGTGCTAAAAGGTGAGGAAGAGGAGGAGGAAGAAGAGGAAGAAGAGGAGGAAGATGAAGGCGATGCAAATGTAGAAACATATGCAAATAACAAACCATCTCTTCGGAGTGTTTCTTCAGAATTAAAATCAGCACTTTCTCTGGTTTCTCAGGCAAAGGGAAAAGGTAAAGTTAAGGCTCGGAATAGAGGGACGGTGGTCTTCCCTGCCGAGTCCGGTTCTGTCAAGGACAATAAGGACCACTTCCCAATCAACAACGAGAATCAAGCTCGTAACGCATTAGCTCGTGCAAGCCAATACAGCTCTTCACCACCTTGGTATACCGGAAGTCTACAGTCTTTGGTAAGCAAAGTGCGCAGCGCTGTGAAAGGTAAGTACCCCAGCATCAAAGTAACTGAGAAATCCAAGAAGCCAGGAAAGGGCTAATATGAAAAAGTTTGCAGCGGACATCGAGCGGAACATGGCGTTTCTGATGAGTAAGGATCTGAAAAGGTCTTTGAGTCAGGGTGATGCCGTTGCGCACTTGCAGAAGGCGAGAAACCTGCTTGAGAATCTAGGGCTCAAAACTCATAGTCAAGCAATCAACACAATTATCAAAAGAGCAACTGAAGTTGATGATAGCAATATTGAGGTAACTCTATGATTTTCAAGCGGGGATCTTGTGAGCAGGAGCTTTTCGAAGGGATGCAAGAAGCCCAAGTCGAAGCTGTTGCTGAAGAGAGATATAAAAATCAACAACTATTCCTCGAAGCAATGCAGGAATTAAATGCAGCTGCTGAGAGCTTTGAGAAGGCGGGCCGTGTATCCCGAGCAAAGGAAGTTACACAAGTAATGATGTCATTAGCAGATGACACAAATGAGACGGATGATTCAGAAAAATCTGATATGGACGAGGTAAAAAAGGTATTTATGTTCTTTGGATTCGGCCCGGACGATCTCAAAGGGCTAGATGATTAATCTGGTTGGAGGATAAAATGACTACAGACAGACGAGAGATTGCTAAGAAGGCCGCTAAAGAAGCCGCTCTAGCTACATACGAAGCAGTTATCAATGCGCCTGTACGCAAGGTCGCTGGAACCAATAATTACAGGAATCCTGATTTCAAGGACGTTGCCAAGGCTGCTGCTGCCGCTGCTTACAATAGCGTCATAAAGCAGGCTCAAGGACTAGCGGCTGCGCCTCCTCCACCTGATCCCATTGGTGGTGCGGCAAGACCGCTTGGCATCCGTCTAAGAATGGAGCCGAATCCTAATGCTCCCACTATTGCTACTGCAATGGAGTCACCTGGCACGCCAGTCAATCTAGATGCGGTTGAGGCCGAATGGCCGAGAGTCACTGCCGCTACTGATCTGTTCAGCCCGGAGGAAATCGCTCAGATGCAAAGGGAGCTGAGGACCGCTGGAGCAAGAGTTTAAAAAGTCCAATAATTCAGATTACAAAGCCCCGGTTACGCCGGGGCTTTGTGCGTTATATCTACAATTGTATGCGAATACTCTCGCATCGAGGTGGATATGTCACTTAAGATTGTACAAATCGGCAACTCGATTCCAGTCTCCTATCCGGTTGATTCTGTAGCAGAATTTGAGCCCGGCATGATTGCCCAGTTTTATATGCGAGGCAATCAGATTGTCTGCGGCGTCAGCGATGGTAGAGCACCTTTTGGAATCATAGACGACTTTAAAACGCGAGCTTTTACAGCACCATCTATCGATGAAGAGGTAATTGCCTCAGCTCCCGCTGTGGATATGAATGGCCAGTTAGTTACTCCGATAGATGTTAAATGGGAATTACGTAACCCAAACGTTATCCCATCAAGCTTTCTCACATCCCCAGTTGATGTGCATTTAATTCCGCGCAATGGTGTGATTGTTTTTCCCGCCGGAACGCCACTTAACTTCGACCTGGATGGCGATGGTGTTCCAGATTGTATCAGAACAGTCGTTAGCTATACGTATCAAATTCCTAACGTTTCGGGCGATGATTCTACTGCGGGTAGTGGTAGAATTACTGTTTGGTTCCAAAGAGGAATTTTCCAAACAGATATGTATGAGACTAATCAACGATATCCATTGAACAGTATTCTGTTTGTATCGGAAAATGGGCGGCTTACTACTTCGCAACCCACGGATGAATATCCCGGTGTAGCGATGGTAACAGGACCACCAGTCGCAGCATTCAGTACGCTCGAATTTATGTGGTTATAAAATCCTTAATGATTACAAGTATTTAGCTATGAAAGAGTATGATTTTAAGGTAGGAGCGGGGCGAGTTTGCTCAAAATGCAAGGTGTATAAGACATCCAAGTATTTTTGGAAACAGAGAAGCGCTAAGGATGGGCTCTATTCTTGCTGTATTCTTTGCAAGAAAAATATGGAATCTACGGATGCACGCAAAGCTAATCAGCGAAAATGTAAGAGTGATTGGGTTAAAAGAAATAACAGGCGCTCTCTGGATAACTGGAATAGATGGGATAAGAAAAAAAGAGCACAAGATCCTGCATACAAACTGCGGCGTAATGTTAAAAATGCAATTCTAGCTTCCGTGAAAAATAGATCATTCAATTCCAAATTGAAACGGCTCAAGGACACTATTTTTGACCACCTACCTTACTCATCAGTTGAGTTAAAAGTTTATATTGAATCTTTATGGGAACCATGGATGAATTGGAGCAACCATGGTAGGTATAATCCAAGAAGAAAGACTTGGCAAATTGATCATATCATACCCCAAAGTAAGTTGCCGTTCAGTTTATTTGAGGACGATAATTTTCAAGAGCTGTGGGCGCTAAAAAATCTACGACCACTTGAGACTGTTGCCAACATAAAGAAGGGCAACAAGGTGGCATTATGAAAGTCAAATTCAGACTGGTAGAGTCTGAGAACCCATTCCCAATGAGATTTCCGGTCAAGCCGGGCGTCAAGCTTATGCCCGGCGATGTAGTTAAGATTGTCACTTATCAGGATGATCTAGTCGCCGATAAGTGTGATGGATACAATGCTTTAGGACTTCTTGGTAATAAATGTGTCGGGGATGAGGGGATTGATTACACTATCCAGGCCCAAATCTATCCTCAGCGAATGATAGCTGACGTGGGAAGGTTCGATCGAAAGAACAAAATCGGAATTGGGAGTTCATTGTATTGTAATAAGCGTGGTGTTCTCAGTAGTAAGAAGCCGTATCTGGGTGCGATGGTACTAGCAAAAGTGATTACCCCAGCCAACGAAGAAAAGAGCCATATGCAGATTTTGTGGCTTTAAACAACAACGCATAGCAAGGCATAATGATAGACTTTTTGCCATACCCATAGCGAAGGTGTTGCCCATGATGGACCCGGTTTACAAGGAATTTTTCACCGATCGTCAGACACAGCGAGTTCTCAATAGCTCGGAAGTCTGGCGTAATTACTCACAAGCCGAGTTGGCTTACGATGAGATTCGTGCCAAACAAGCTGAGGAAGAGCGGCTTGATCGAGAAAATCAATTAATGGCTGATGTGGAGGCGGTCCGCCAGAAGGTGGCAAGCAACCCAAAGCTAAAGGCGTATCTCAAGAAGGTGGCTAATCTTCTTGAACAGCAACCAGAGCTGAAAGCAAAGGTAGATCCCAATTTCATCAGGGGTCTAGAGTTGCTTGACCTTGAGGACTAACATGGTGATTGCAAAGTACACAGACAACCTATACGCATCTGAAGTATACCGTGAGCTTGAGCGTCAGGCAGTCCGCAAGGGACAATTCAAGCCTACTGATGAAGAGTTGGTCAAGCTCGCTGCACAACAGATTAACCAGGAAAAACCAGAACCACCCCTCAGTGCTGAGCCATCCGATGATCTAGTACAGGATGTTGCTCGCCTTGCTTATGCCATGCGGCGTAAGGGATTTGTTGCTCAAGCGGAAGATCTTGAGCAGAAACTTCTTTTGTACAAGACAGCTGAGTCTGCCCTGTACAATGTCACTCCTGAGTCCAATATGGATTTCGTTCACTTCTCTCATCGGGATGGTGATGTGGAAATCATCGAAGGTTCTGGAGAGCTTGGAACTGTAGAGACGATTGACAGTCTGGCAAAGAAGATTCGAGATATTGCTGAGAAGGAGCCATCGGGAAAAGCCCCGGGTAAGTCCGCTTCTTTAGAGGAGCTAGCAGCTTTGATTAAGGAAGCTGCGAGCGAATTTGCAAACGTATATAGAACAATCAATGAAAAGATTGATGCTTTTCCTCTGATTAGCGGATTGGGATTGACATTTGCCGGAAAGAATTTCGTCACTGATACGGCTGCCAGAGATTTGTATGTAAAGCTAGCTAAGAAAGATGTGGCTACTGTACAGAGGGCCGCAGAGATGTATCGCTGGATGTTATCAAAGGGGTTCAGAGAACTGACTCATCCCGAGTTTCTAGCGTTCATTCAAAAGAACCTTGAAAATGCCAATCCAGTTAGAGAAGTCGCTAATAAGTTTGGTGTTGAAATCCAATCAATGAATGGCGTCTCGGGTTATACATTTGGTGGTAAAGAAGTATATACACTTTCGGACTTAACGGCAAAATATCCCGAGCGAGATAACTCCAAACTAGCGCAGTTCAATCCGAATTCAATCTATTTGCAAACTCTTAGACTTTATGGTACCGCAGATAAGGGAACCAATACTCCTGTTGGATGGATGCTAAATAGTCAAAAAGCATCTGATTATGCAGAAAGGCTCCGTCAGGCATACTACACGAATTTCAGTGATCCGGCATATGGTGCATATTTTGCCGATTTGAATAAGGCAAATGAGTTAATCAAGGGTCTTCCCGGTCAAATGTACAATAGAGTGAGGGGTGCTAGGGTAAAAGATCCTGGTAAGGTGAGGGATAGATTTGGAGCTATTGATCTGGATAAAGCCTTAAAACCAGTTTTTGATTCTCAGAAGGCAATCAATAACGCACTGAATAGTAACGAAGGAAAATGGACCATTGCAGGTTTGGGAGCATTAGGTTACAAAGAGCATGCAGATACGATTCGTAAATGGGGTGAAGAGATACTAACCACTACGTTTCCAGAGGCGCAGACTGCTATTAGCGGTAAAGAAGTAGAGGTAGTAGATATTTCTCCAGCTTTTGCAAAGATGGATGAAGCTATTCGGTTCTGGAATGAGACTGGCCGTCTTACAAGGGATCCAAATGTAAAAGCAGGGGCTGGGAGAAACATTGATCAAGTAGAAGCACTCCGCACGGCAATCAGTGGCGTTGGTTTGGAAGGTAGCGCTCGTAAGTCCCGTGACCAGTTGGATAAACAATTGTCTGCTAATGATTATGCCAGTTTCCGTGAGTTACTTGCTGATTTGGATACGGTAATAGAGCGAGCCAAAGCTGACAGGGATAAAGCTGTTTACCAACAAGAAGAGGCGAGAGTTAAGCGACAGGTACAAGAAGAAGGTGGTACATGGAGATGAAAAAAAGCGCAAAGCTAAGTGATAAGACCCCATCTGCTTTCACTGGAGGAGCACCTGCTCGCCCAGTAACTGGTCCTGGTGCAGCCCGGACTCGTCCAAGTGGTCGGGGTGGAGTAGCTGCGGCGAAGGCTCGGGGTATCTCTGACAAGCAAGCTAGTACTGTTGCCACTATGCAGAAAGTAATGAGTAAACTCAATACAGAACTGCAAAATACGAGTAAAGCAGAAAAAGCTCTTCAAGCTATCACACCTGAAGGTGGACAAGCTCCTCAGAATTATCAGAGTGCCAAAGCTATTTCGGATGAGGCTCGCTGGTGGGGACAAACTGGCAGGGGAAGTTTGACCCATGCTGATGGTATTTGGGGTCCGAATACTAAGAAAGCTCTCGCGAGAATCAAGCAATTTATTGCTGATACAAAGATTCAAGGTGTCCTAATCCAAGAAGGCGAAGGCGAGCGTCCATATGGAGAAATGGATGATGCAGCTATCATCAAGATGGCTGATGACAATATCGTCAACCTTGGTCGCTTGTTTGATAAACTTGGTATGGATGTACCTGTTGCAGCCAAAGGTCGTGGTGGCTCGGGATTCATTCTCGATCAGGTTCCCCGCGAATTATCAGCAGAAGCTGCTACTTCTAAGGAGCCATGGCCGACGTTTTGGGGTGAAGTGCCAATCACCGTAGGTGATTTAGTTAGTTTTGATCGATTCTTCCAATTTCTTGAAGGTCTAACTTATACAGCTTGTAAGCCTTTAGAGGGTCGAGAGCTTGAAGCATTTGATCGTTCCCACAAAGAGAAAAGAAAGAAGCCAGGCAGGCGGGATTTTGGATTTGCTGACGATGGAGAGATTCAACAGTTAGCTGAAGAGGTTCTCAGTAATTCGATTTGGAAGTTTGCTGTACCAACTGGTCAGTTAGATATCAATGACGCCGAACCAGAAGCGGAACCAGAGGTAAAGCCGGAAGCAGAACCGGCAGAAGAGAAAAAACCGACTATTAAAGAAGAGATGGCAGCTGGTCGAATAAAGGATCCCTGGGCTGGGAAGATAGGGGTTCTTTGTTTCTATACCATCGATGACATGCTCAAATGGTTCTATAGCCGAGCAAGGATGGTTTATGGTCAGTTGTATACATTGAGTCAAGAATCAGCACCACATCCTGTTCGTAAAGGACCCGGTGGTACACCTGTTGGTATCAGTGAACAAGATTTAAGAGCTGCAAATTCTTATTTAGCGGCTGTTGAAAAGTGGCGAAGATTTTGGGGACGTATCAAGCCTCGTATTCTCGAAATGATTCAGGATTCAAAACACCCAGTTGTTACGATTGAGATGATTATTGAAGCTGGTGCTGGTGAGCTTGGTGGTGCTGAGCCAGGTGGTCCTGGAGCAGGTCGTTCTCGTCCAGGTGCGGGCGGAGGAGGAATCACTATTCCTGGCGAGGTAACTTATGATGAGGTTGCAGCCAAGGGACCAGTCGATGAAAATATGCCTTTTCAGCGTTTGGTTGATATTGGATTCAAATTCAACTCCGAGGGTGATTTAAGATCAAGAACGCTCGGCGGTCGATTACCAGATATCAATCGAAGATCTTGGCGTCGTAACTGGAAGCATATCGCTTTGGCAAATGTTGCTGGCGATACAGATACTGAGAGACTTCGAAAATTCCCAACCTGGGCAAGGGTAGTTCGTGAGGCGATTAGAGAATTGTATGCAGATTGGCGTGAACAGTTTGGTTCAGAAACAGATCCTGGCGTCATAGCTCAACAGAACGATCAATGGGCTCAATGGGGAAATACTATCCGGTCGGCGATTTATCGTGCACACAGAGATATGCCGTATGCTTTAGCTGAAGCTGAGGGTAAGGTATAAACGGAGACAAATGGACGGTGAGATTCAGTATGTTGCTGATACATTCCTGCTCGAAAGGACTTTTCAGATCCTCGCTGAACTAGAAGAAGGCGATGGTCCTCTGAAGAAGTATGCTTTCGATCTCGGTTCCGTTCTGAGTAGTATCGGGGATTCAATCAAGACTTTTGTAGGTGGCCAGATTCATGGAAAGGACTCAGGAGGAGTAGCTCGTACAGTTACCAATTTCTTGGCTCCGGCTATATTTTTCCGCTTACATCCTCTTTTGGGCATCCTAGTAACAGCTGGTCAGCT